TTGTTAGAGAATATCAAAAGCAACATGCACTTGGGCATAGACGAGCTGTTTGCGGCGGCTGCCGTGGATGAGATGGCCGGCGACGGTGAGGCATATCGTGCAAGGCTGGCCGTCATTGGATTAATTGCCGAGCTTCTCGGCATGGATACCGAAATAACCACGGCCACGTTACAGCTGAAGCCGGAAACCTCGAAAGAATAATCATTCCAATAAAAAAAGCCCTCCCGCATGGAATAAATCCAAGCGAGAGGGTTGTTTTTATCTGGCGGCTACGTTATCTATTGCCGCAAGTGCATTGTTCATTACGCGCATTATATTGCGGGGAACGGGTGCAATATTCCCCGTCAACACGCCCAGCCAATGGGCGCGGTCGGTAATTATTCCGGCGGAGATGGCATTATCCACCGTGACTTCTTCCTCCGTCTGTTCCGGCACAGATGGGGGAGACGGGGGAGGCGTTGGTACACTCGGCAGTTGAATGACTTGCCCGGCACGAATCAAATTTGGATTGGGAATATTATTTATCCGCGCAAGTTCGGCTACGGTGGTGCCATGTTGCTGTGCAATGCGACCGAGGGTGTCGCCGCTTCGGACGGTTACCGATGATGGGGCAGTGGCTACAGCCGGGGGTGTTGCAAGGGTGCCAGGGGACACACTTTGGGCGTTCGCAAGTCCATCCATAATAATACCCCACTGAATATTGCCGGGGCAGTTCGGGCGATTAACAGGGTTTACTTGGTTATGGCCAATGATATGGTCGCGGTCAAATGGCATTGTAAAGCCGTATATACGCTGCCTTTCGGCACGGAGATGATTCGCTAACCAAATGTACGATGCGATTTGCCTTTCGGTTAACCTCCAGCCGTTTAAATTCATATCGCCAAACCCAATGCCGATTGTGTATTGATTTGGATTGTGCGATCGCGATTGCACCGTTGGATGTGCATTGCTTCTAAACCGTGCATCATTACGAACAGCAGCGGAGATGCCGGCGTGCCATGCGGTATTTTCAATGTCCACCATTTGGAAAATATCGCCGTCCTCGTATGCGGGAACGCCACCGCGCCCCTCAAAACTTGCGCCAGCGATAATGAAGGCATAAGAAACGCTATTTGCCCTGTTGTTTACCGTATTGATTGCACTTTGCGTTGTGTTTCCCGTGGTGTGCAAAACGTCCATGTCGGGGATGCGCCCACCTCGTCCGACATTGTGATTTGGACTGTTCAAACGCCTAATATTCATACATATGCTCCTTTCTAAGCACCAATAAAATATCGTGCGGCCACCAGCAGTAAAACGCCGAGCCCGCCGAGTAACATACAGATGATTTTGCCGGAAATGCCTTCCATGATGCCGTCCCAGCGTTTCGAGCCTTTAGTTTTTAACTCATCCACATCGGCCTCGACCGCATCCATACGCTTCAGCAGTTTGTCGGAAATAACGGTTTGGCGTTCAAGGGCGATGTCATGACCGCCAAGCCGCTCTCCGTGGTCTTTCAAACTGCTATGCGTGTTTTTCACGATTTCGTCCATGCGCTCATTTGACCCTTTTACTTGAGCAATGAGGTTTTCAAAGTTAGTGGCTAACCGCTCAAGCTGTGTAGTGAGTGGCCTTATGAGGTTTTTGTTGTCCTCAATTCGCCCGTGGTCGTTTTTCTGCTTTGTTTCGATGGTATTGACCTTTAGGCGGAGGTCTTGCATATCCTGCGCTAATTGTTCCGGGCTCATTGTCCATCACCACCTTGAATTTTTGGGCGATTTTCGTAGCCAGATTTGAAATTGTAACTGGCGATGCCTATAAACGGAGCGATAAAAAACGTCGCTATCTCCCTCGGCCAATCGCCAGTTAAAAACCACGCTACAGTCGAAACAATGATGAATAGTCCAACAAAAAATAAGGCCCCCAAAAGAACCTTTTTTGAAAACTCCATCTTTTGTTTCGGTGGCGGATAATTCCTCGCCATTACTTCCTCAATTACCCGTTGGACTTCATTTGCACTCATGGCAGCCTCATCCTTTCCTTATTTTTTAAATAAAAAAAGACAGCTCACGCCGTCCTTATTTTCAAATATACAATCCCCCGAAAAGCGGTGGCACTTAGTTATCAGTTGCCGGTTGCGTCGCCTCCGGTGGGCTTCGTGTTTGTTCTTTTCTTGCGGACTTTCTTGGTGTTTGGTGTGTAAACCAGCAGTTCGGATAGGTCGCACTCAAGCACATCACAAATCCGGTCGAGCTGGTCAAGGCTTACTCTGTCAGCAAAGTCATTATATAACTCGCTGACGGTGTTGGGGCGGACATCGGCGCGCTTGGCTAAATCGGATTGATTCCAACGCTTGTCGCCCAAAAGACGGGACAGCTTTACTTCTATCATAGGTGTTTCCCCTTTCATCAAGCCATATCACTTTTCAGGGGAATTGTACCAACTTGGAACGGGAAAAATCCCGTGTTTGATAGAAAATATCACTATTCAACAGGGGTTTTGCACAGCAGATATACAGAGCCGCGCTTCTGTTATTTTACAACAATTTCCGATAGAAATATCAATTTTTATCCTCGTTGTCGTCGCGCCGCAGAACAAAATCACCAAATATACGCTGCTTGAGCCGCAGGCTGTTGCAGTGGCTTAGGATGCCCAGGTACGATTGCACGGTAGAGTCTGCTTTCTTGAAATCAATCTCGCCACGAGCATATTGTTTTTGGATATACGCCAGCCGCTTCTTCATCTTCAACGCAGAGGACTTCCGAAGTTTTATATGCGTAGGCCATACCTTGTACCCAAGAAAATCAATGCCGAGGGTGATGGGGCGGACGCAGGTTTTCTCGTTAAGTGAAAGATGGAGCTTTTTTTCGAGAAATTCTGCAATTTTATTCTTGAGCCGGTGCAGCTCCTCCTTGTCGTAGGACAATATGACAATATCGTCCATGTAGCGGATATAGTGCCTCACACCAAGTTCGCGCTTCACATATTGATCCAGCTCGTTTAAGTAGATGTTGGCGAACATCTGACTCGTGAGGTTTCCGATGGGCATTCCCTTGTCGAAAAGCCGCTCGTCCGTTTCATGGGCAGCATACCCATGTGGCAAGCCAAAGGCCGTGTCCTCGGACTTAATAATTTTTTCCATCAGCCACATTACATCCGGGTCGGCAATTTTGCGCCCGATGATTTCTAATAAAATTTCGTGGTCGATTCGGTAAAAATATTTTGATATATCCAGCTTCAAATAGTAATACTTCATAGGGGCCTTGTTTACCATGCGTAGCCAATAACGTAATCGCGCAATGGCAGAGAGCGTTCCGCGCTTTAATATACACCCGTGGCTGTCAGCAATGTATCCTTTGGCAAATATGGGATTGAGAACGCTATATGCAGCCCATTGCACGACACGGTCGCGGAAAGGCAAAGCCATGATGAGCCGGGTCTTGGGGTCATGTACATAAAATTCATGGTATCTGCCGACCTCGTATGATTTGTAGATGAGATGGTTTTGCAGGTCAATTAGATTTTCTTCGAGATTGGCAGAGAATTTTAAGACCTCATGCTTGTATCGCTTGCTTTCTTTGGCTTGATTGTATGCGAACAAAAGCCGCTCAAAGTCGTAAATCTTCGGGAATAAATTTTTGATTCGCTTCATCTAAATGCCCTCCTGTTCAACCGTGCAGCGGTACGCTCGGCTTTGCGCTGCGACCTAAAAAGACCACGGCGACGCAGAGGATATTCTTCACGCTCCCCATCACCCAGCTCCCACACCAGCATGGAATTACTCACCATCACCGGCACGGCATAAAATTTTTCCCAAAAGTCCGTGACGAGCCAGTATACTCGCCCGGCGCGAAGAAGTAGCACCATATCGCACCTCTAAAAAAATGCCGCGCTTTGCGGGATTCGGGTCACCCCTATTACCGGCATACGCGGCTACATTGATTTTTTGCCTGCGGATTTCTCCGGGGCAAGGAAACGAATCCCTTTATCACCAACTGTGCTGGATGCCAGCCCTTGAGCTGACAACTTCTGACTACGATGGCAAAGCGAGGCGAACGCCGACATTCGTATTCACGTTCCACGGCCAGTTGTTGCAATTGACAGCGCGGGCCCCAGCGTGAACACCATTGTTCCAGTTGCCACCGACGTTCAACGGACGACCCGTTCCCTATGACCGAGCGGATTTATTCTTTTCAGAATTCATCCAGCCGCCAATCATCTTGCCAATCTCAACATTTCGCGCCGACCATTGTTCGTACTTTTTATTAGGAAGGAAGCCGAGCATGTTTGCCAGCCGGGTATAAGCCCGGAGCTTGGCCAGGGCAATGTCAAGGTTTTGCAGGGTAGTCTTTTTGTAATACTTCTTTTGCGCTTCGATGATATGCTCTAGCATGATGTCCATGCACCGCTTGATGTCAGCCACCAGCGCGTACTTTTCCGCTTTGGGAAACTGCGCCAGTATTGGGTAGGCAAAGGTAATCATGTCGAAGGTCTTTTGCAATATAATTAAATCTTCTCCGTGTGGTTTCTCCACCGAAACGCGCCCCCTTCATATGAAGTATACCAAGTCTTTTTCGCCGCTGTGTGGCTTTGATAGAGGTTTTACATAGGCGTTATGAAATATCGAAATTCGATATAAAAATCTCAAAAAAATTTTACACCCCCTGCTATCGCAGGGGGTGACAGTACACAGGTGGTCAGATTACAAAGATTCACAAGCGAGGCGAACGCCGACATCCGAAGCCACGCGCCACGGCCAGAGGAGGCAAATGACAGCGCGGGCCCCAGCGTGAACACCATGGCGCCAGATGCCACCGACGCCCAACGCTACCAACTGCCGCGTAGCATTCATATGGGCTTGCCCCATACCTTCGCCTAATACATCATGCCATGACCATGTTTGTTGAGCGGCTTCTTCACCCGTTGCGAGGTAACGTGATATAAATTCGTCAATCCACTCCCACACGTTGCCCGTGGTATCACGGCAACCCAGCGAAGAAACAGCGCGGTCAACCAACCCCGTATTGCGCCGGGCAGTGTTGGTGGTCTGCGACCATGCGTTAAGATTGTCAGCAGCATTGCCCTGCGGTGCGCCCATTGCGGCCTTGAGCCATTCAGAATGCGTAAGCATCCTCTTCCCGACCACGAAGGCGCGCTCGTTAAAGGCATACCAATGAAGCCCCTCCGTGCCTGTGAGGGGGATGGCGTTCTGTACGGATTGTAAGCCACCCGCGCCATCGTCAGAGGCGAGGTAAATATCTACCCATACATTGCCGCCGAGATACACCATGCCCTCCGGGGAACACGCCGGGCGATGCTTGAGCGTCCATACACTGGCGGGGATTATCCCGGTGAAGATGTTTGTTTCCCAGCCCGCGCCGTAGGCAACACCTGCGGTGTTAATGGGGCGCATTTGTGCATCGCTACGGCGGCCAATACCCACATGGAAGCCGCCAATGCGCCGGGAATTAAATGCCGTGAAGCCTGCGGGGGCGGTGGCATTAAGCGAGATAAGATATACCTCGTCTTGATTGCTTCCGGGGTCGCACAGGTAAATATAGTAATCCGTGCCGGCAACAAAAGCCGAGCCGATGTCGAGGTTGGCCGCGCTTAAATTGGTGAGGCTGGTTACGAAAAACGAGCCATTAAGCGTAACAGTAACGCCGGCATCTACCGCGAGGGCATTATCGCCTGTGGTGCGGATGAAGTCGCGCCGGGGGGCGACCACATCGGCGGCGGCCGTAAAGTTTTCTACCCGTATTCTTGCGCGGGGGTCTACCTTTAAGGGGTCGTTCACCATAAATCTAGGCATTTGTCAGCACCTCCAGCATGGATTGAATTAGCGCAGGGTCGAAGCCGCTGCGTGTGAGGCGGTTATCCGTCAAATGCGCAGAAAGCGGGTCGCCGTCCGCAAGCGCACTGGACAGGGTGATTTCTGTGTATTCGTACACAGCACCCTCTGATCCTTCGCGCTCCGGGCTATCCTCTGCCGCTTCGATGTGGTCGAAGCCCAAAATGCGGTAGCCCTCCTCGGTGCGTTCGCACAGTTCAACTTCGGGGAAGTAGCGTGTTTTAATCGTTGCCCCTTTGTTTTCTACCGTGGGTACGCGGTGAAACTGCTGTGCCAGCATCCGGCGCAAGCACCCGGCCAGTTCTACTTCTGTTTCTTCTCGCCCGGCGGGAAATACATCCCTAAAGATTACGTCCGGGGTCATGGCAAGCCCGGCATCGTTTGAAAAAGATGCCATGAGGTCGGCCACCACAGGGGTCGGTTTGGTTTTCTTGGCAAACTGTTTTCCCGCTGTCGTGAGCTGGAATAAATATTCCAAGTCTGCGGGGGTCGCTATATTGCGGGGAATTCCTTGCATTTTATTCATCCTCTCTCATAATAAAAAATGCCCCGGCATATGCCGAGGATATGGGTAGATAGTGTGGTTACTGCCGTTGTGTTAGCCTGTCATGAATGTATCATCTGCACCCAAGAAAGCATCCGCGCCTAAATATGCGCCAATGGCATCGGGGAAGCGGTCATGCAGGAAAGCGGTTATTTCATTTAATTGCTTTTGGAGATTGGCAAACTTGTCGGCGTGAGCATTCGGGTCTGTATTGTGGACGGCAAGGTCGCCGCTGGTGGTTATAGATACCCAGCTTACGCCATCGTTTACCTGTAAAACCCCATTGAAATACCTTATGCCGTGGGAGCCGTCTTCCGAGTGAATGCTTTGCTCAATATGTTGAGTAAGCATCTCCACCGTAGCCAACCCGGACGGGTCAATTTGGATAATAACCTCGCTTGCGTTGCCGGTTGAGAAGTAAAACTTCGGGATATACTCCCAGCCACGCTCGGTAAATGCGGGTACCCAGTTGGGATTGTCAAACTGTGATATTCGGTAAAGTATCTCGCCGTCATCCGGGTCCATTGCATAAAATCCGATTTGAGACAATGGATATCCCTCTTCTAGCGGTGATACAAAGTTGTCCGGGTCAGGGTTTCCATAGTTGGACATAAATGCCCCTATGATTGCCCGAACACCTACTTGCAAACGGCTTGTTACAAGAAACTGCTGTCTTTCGTCTACCACCGCAAGCAGACCCAGCGGGTCGTCACTGCGTCCCGATGCCGTGACGATGCGCGTAATTTCCAGCGGGATTGTTCCTTTGCCCTGCTGGATTTTCGCATTCAACACTTGCCCGGCTTCAGTAAGCCTTAAGCTAATGTCGCTCATTCCATATGCACCTCCCTTATTTGATCTATAAATGCCGACACACTGAGGTCGGTTGCTTCAGTTGGGATTTCTATTTCGTCAAAGAAATTCTCCGAAATAACATCCACAGATGCGCTTGCATGATAATCATCCGCCTCGGTTGGGATTGGGATGTCATCAAAGAAATGTTCCACCCATACGTCCATAACAGCACCGAAATGATAGTCATCTGCGTAGTATTCGATTTCAATAACGGTGGTCATCGTAAATGAAAGATGAGAAGGCTTCATTCGGCGCAGTTGGCGCAGAGCTTGTTGGTGGTCGAAAATGTCCCCCGTGGTCGTGCCGCCATCCCATAAACTGCTCTCGTCAACATCCACCCGGAACGTATACGGAGTCACAAATTCCGTTATATGCACAGGTGTACCCGTTAAGGCGGACAGTGCAGCCTCGATACGCGCCGGATTAATAGGTGGATGGGTAAGTCGATGAGCGAGGATGCGCCCCCGGCGGAATTCCAACGACAGGGTATCGTCCGGCACAAAGCCGTACACCCATTCCCATATGGGCAAGCTCCATGTGCATGTTTGAGGGAAGATTTCATATTTAAGCTCCCTCGACCACCGCGCCATGTCATCATACTCGCGGCCGATAACCTCCATCATCCAAAGAGCAATGCGGCTACTGTCATAAAACCCGTATGTCACCATGCGGCGCATAATTTCCGCCTCTGGGCTTTTTATGATATCCAGCACAAAATCCGCTAACAGCCTATTCATAGAGGGTCACCTCGCCAGTAACCGGAAAAAAGCCCAAGCCAATAAGGACGTTATCTGTACCGCCGTTTACGGTGAAAGTGCTGTAGTCATAATCAACAACACCCGGTGTTTTCGCCAGCCTCGCACCCACTTGCACATACTTGACCCAGTTCTGCACCATGCCGGTGGAGATATTCCACAGGTCATTTTCTGTAGCGGCTTCCGTCCAGTAGGTGGACAATTGCGCTTTAAAGCGTTCTGTTACCACGTTCAAATTTTCGCCTTCTGCCAATACCACCCGAGCGGAAACATCAATGTATAAAGGCTCAGGTGCAGCCACAGTTAAAGACGCGCCGATGGGTGCCAGTCGCTCCATTCGGTTATCGGGGCTTATGATGTGTTGGTAAACAGCGTCTATGATTTGTTGATTTGCAGGGAGTCCATTGCCATCAATCACAAAGAGGCGCACCGTGCCGGGGCCTGCCCACTCTGCTTGTGTAACCGCATCACCCACACCGGGGACTTCCTTTGCCCACCGTACATAGTCAGCATCGCACCCGGTGAAGCTCAGGCCACGCCGTATCACTTCTAATATGCGAATTTTAAGACTGTCGTCCGTTTCTTCGGGTGTCCCCCCTGTGATGGCCTCCTCGTTGGTTATCTTCACGATACCCAGGTCAAGACGCACCATTAAGATAACGCTGTCCGGGGGGACGTTCCCGATGCGGCCACCCTCAACAGCACGAACGGCCACCTGCTTTGTTACCTGTCCCAAATCGTCCGGCTCATCATCGAAGGTCACAGTTTCCATTGCTTCAAATATAACGCTGGGCGTTAAATTCGCAGGAGTGGCAAACAAGAAGCCCTGCTCAATTGTGCGCATAGGCCACGCCGTTACTGTTACATATCCGCTTGCCCGATTTGCGACACGCCTTGAAAGCCCCTCCATTTCGGCATGTTTTTCCAGCCATTCCCCATAAGCCCAATGAGGAAAAATGAGCTGTATTGTCTCGTTCAACTCAAATTCTATGAACATAGCTTTTTCGTTAGCCGAAGGGCGCGTGAAATCCCAGGGTATGCTAGGCTCTGATTTATCTATGTCATTGGGGAGGGCTGCCATCATGCGCTGATGTATCGTGTCAGCCGTTTGACCTTGTAAAAATGCCGGAGGCTGGTAGGCGGGGAGTTCTCTGTAATTGCTAGGGTCATATTCCATTATCTTCACCTCCAATCGTTTAATTTTGCAAACGTGCTTTTATTACTGCGGAATTTCCCTCTGTTCCGATTACCTCACATTCCAAAAAAAGGCTCTCTCCACCGCCCTCCCACCTAAATTGGAAATTCCGCACTTGCGTTGTGCGTCCCATAGGGTCAGCAAGGAGGGCTTCGGTGATGGTGCGTTCAAAAACACTTTCCGCCGCCCGCTGGTTGGTTTCACGGAATGCTTGCTCAGCTTCGATGCCAGCGTTGGAGCCGTAGCCAAGATGCGCCCATCGTTGGGTTAGCACAGATTTTAAACACCACAAAACCCATGCATCATGCCCGGAGCCGTACAACAGCTTTTTTGCCCCGTCTAAAACAAAATCCCCGCGCTCATAATCCCAAAGAGGCGCGGGGTTGTATCTTTGTATGGTTGGCGTGTCCTCGGCAAGTGCCGCCGGAACGTTAAATACAGGAAAAAGGCTCTGCACTATGCACTCACCTCCTACATTTTTACAGTAGATTTCATAACAATATCAATAATAACTGCCTCGTGGTCTTCATCTTTTGTTCCTACCCACGCAACAAGCACGCGGTCGCCCGGCTGTATGCGGTACATTTTGCGAGGCAGATAAACATCATGATAATGCTTGCCGTCGGGGTCTTCCCCGTGGTCATGCTCACCCTTGCTGTCGTGGATATGGTCTGCCCCAACTATCGGCGGGGTTTTGTGTTTTTCATCCCAATAAGGATTCCCTGTGCCGGGATTTATAAGCTCACCCCAGCGGCCTTTCCATTCGACGGGCTGATCGTTGGCAGTCCATTGTTGTGGTTGTTTGGTATGCGGGTTTGGGCCGTCGGGGTCGCCCGTTTGCCAGTCTGTGGGGGTGGCTGTTTGTTTGTTCCATCCCTCGTCTTGCCACCATGTCATGGAGAGCGGGATTTCGGGGTCATAAGAAACGGAGCGGCATATGGAATACTCACCATATGGAATAGGCACGGGAAAGTAGTTTGTTAGAAGGCTCATGTCCTCCTGTATTTCCCCAAAATCCAGCACAGGAGGATGGTCTGCACATTCCTTCATGCGCTTTTCCATCGTCCGGGCAAGAAAATTTATACCTTCGCTGGCCATAATATTACCCCCTTGTTATGTCGCCGGGTCTTGCCCAGCCAACCGACCCAATATGAAATGGCGCATAGCGGGAAAGCGGCGCAGTAATCGTTATTGTGCTACGGAAATTAGTAAATGTACGACCTCGGCCATTGCCGAAGCTATCTACAAATACCGGGCCGTTTAAAATTACGGCATCGCCTACTTTCAAATCACCATCATCCACCGCATTATCTACCAGTGATGTTTGCTCTGTTTGCTGGCTTTCGCCATTGGCAGAAACGCGGGAAAGCGTCAAATTCATACTGCGGCTATCTGCCCTATGGGTGACCCCCTCCACATAAAAAAAACCGACAAGACTGCCGGCGTTCATCTCCACCATATCCCCCTTGCGAATGGGTGGCACATCGGGACCATTCCAATTTATCCGCTCGTCCGGCTTGCCACGATTAGCGATAAGAGCATTTGCTTCAGACATGGCATCGGCTATGCTCGTGTTGCTGTCACGCATTACGATTTCCTGCAAAACACCAAAGCGAGTGTCGCCCTCAACGATGGCCTCTACGGAAGAGCGGCCATCGTCGGTTTTTCTGCCATAGACCTTTACTTTTGTTACTAAATTATTGATGCTTAGCCTGTCAGATGTAGAAATTGTGTTGGTACGGTCAAGCAGATAAACAGTGTCATTTGTACCGTAGCCGGTTATTTCCATTTGTCCGTCTTTCCAGCGAACAATATAATCGGCTCCGGTTTTGTCGCGCACCTCTTCTAAGAGCGCAATAATCATACCCGAAACGCTTTTTTTACCTCTGAATGCCTTTTTCCCGTGGGTGATACTGTGCGGCCATTTGTACGACACGGGAATGCCCCATTGACCACAAATATCATTCACAAGGGCTTGGGTTGTCATGCCGGGTTGATAGAAATAAAATTCGCGGCTTTGCTGTAGTCGGATTAAAGGGTCGTAGGCAATTATAGTCAATTCTTTTTCGTTATTATCCGTATAATGCCAATCCCAAATTGTACCGTCGAATAATAAGCCTCCGCCGCCGTTCCAGCTACCTTTAATGCGAATGATGCAATTGATTTTCGCCAGCGCGTGTAGTCGCGTTCCATTGGCATCGGCGTTGGCTACGCGGATGGTCGCCCGCTGAGCCAATTCATTAACGCACTCTTCCCAATCTTCTGTAATCTTGGCGTTGTTTAACACATACCTTGCGCCTGTTTCGGTTATCAGCTCCGTTTCGTAACTGATGGTGCTTATGTCAATCATGCAGCACCTCCTATGCCGGGATGGTTAGCACTTGCCCAGGGAAAATGCGGTTAGGGTTTGCCCCTATGACATCCCGGTTGGCTGCGTGAATTTCCGGGTATCGTCGCCCCGCGCCAAGATACCGCTGGGCAATTCCCCAAAGAGTGTCCCCACTTACCACCGTGTGGGTTTGTGCCGGGGGTGGCTCGGGTCTAGGTTGCGGGGGCGTATTTTGTAGCGGAGGAGCTGGTTGAGGCGGAGGAGTAGAAGGCGATGCCGTTGGCGGTGGAGGGGGGACAGGCGCGGGAGGCGCACTTTGTTTAACCATCAGCGATTTTGCATTTAAGAAACTGATAGTGTAATCATAATCACCGTACCCGCCTACATATTTCCCCTGTATCTCGCGGATATAAACATCATAATTCACTGATGTTTCCGTTGCCAGCAAGCGTAGCTTCGTACCCTTTTGCCTGTAATCTTCTAACAGACGCAATATTTCAGCAGGCTTTATCCACTCCCGTATATAAGGGTCGTATTGACGAGCCTCGCCGGGAAAGCGGGATTGCCAGAAAAATGTTTTAAGAAACTCCCCGTTCGGAAGCTGAAGCTCACCAAATTCCATAATAGTGTAATTTTGAAATTTGCCGGGGGAGCGTACACTTATTTCCTCCGGCAATTGGGGGAAGCGTATGCGGTCATTGGTTTCAAGGCAAGTCAAATAAATATCCATTTCGCTCCCCCTTTATGCCGGAGAGTGTCCGGCTTCTATCGGCATGTTGCCGTATACCTTCTGCAGTGCTTGTGCGAGGCATCCCGACATTTCATCGGTCAGCCACGGCATGATATTGGACAGCACTTGTTTAATCCCGTCTTCCGTTGCTCCTCCGCCATCGACATGCACCTCAATAGTGGGGTTGATTTCCGCATGGACGAGAGGATTGCCACCGGCAGACATGGGGGCAGATGGCGACATGCCCATCATTTCCCCTGCTTGCTTCCACAGGGCAACACCGCGATTGCGGCGGCCGGGGGAAAGCGGAATTATTGCCTCTGCTCCAGCTTCGGCAACCATGCCTATGTGGGGGCGCGTCAATATTCCACCGTCAGCATGGCGCGGTCCAAGCCAATTATTATGATTCAAACTGCCATCAAAGGGCATGGGGCCTATGAAGTTTTCTTGCAGTGTGGGTGCGATATTTCTCGCATAATACGTCCAGTTGTCGAGGTTAACAGGAGCAGACCCCTGCGCGGAAATAAATTGCATTGTACTGGTGTCCCAGCGGCTTGCCCATGCGCTTTGCGCTGCGGCATTTTCCACCCCGCCCCAAAGAGAAGGAGCCGTCGCCGCCAGACTGTTAATCATACGTGCCAATGCACCAGCGGCCTCCGCTTCAAGGCTGGATATTCCTAAAAAGTCATGCGCTTGTTGGAATGTCCATGTCATGGGACTAAACCCATGCTGGATGGATGCTTGCATACCTGCGGTCAACCTCTCAGCAGAAAGTCCAAATTTTTCGCCAATCTGCTCGGACAAAAAGTCGCTCACGCGCTGGTCTACCCCGGCGAGGTCTCGAATAAATGCCTCTTCGAGCTGTGAAACCATATTGGCATCTCCGGCTAATCTTGCACCCTGAGAAGCAGTTACAAACGCCTGTGTCAGTAGGTCTCGCTGGCCTTCCGCAACTCGCTCCAGTTCAGTTTTTAATCTATTGAACGAGCTTTCATCCAGCATCCCGCCGCCAAAGCGTATGCCCAGGGCAGCGAATTCACTGTCTATTTGTGCCGCTGTCACCCGCTGTGTGGCATCCATTATCTGCTGTTGTAATTGAGCGATGTAATCAGCATTCAGCTCACCTTCGTAGGCAAGCTGCTCCCGAAGTCGCTCCCCAAATCCATCAATTTCATATTGGATTTGGTAGAAAACAGATTGCAATCCGCTCATATCGGGGTCGCCTAATAACAGCTGAGTGGCCGCTACTATTTCAAATTGGCGATCCATAAGAAAATTCTGCGCACCTGACAAGAGTGCCTCTACACCAGCTTGATATTGCTCTCGGTTGACACCCGTTCCGGTACTGGCCATCCAGTTCATGCGGTTGAGGTCGTTTGCCGTGCGCCGGAGCTGGCTCATGGAATTTTCTGCCCTGCTCATGGCATCGGCAAAGGAATATGCCCTATCCTGCATTCCGGCAAAGACGATATTTTCCGCAATTCCTTGTATTTCTCGCATGGATAGGCGAATACTCCCGAAGCGTTGTTGCAAGTTTCGGGTTATTTCGTCGTGGAAATATGCGTTAAATCTTTCGGCTGTTATGATGTCATTGTGCAAGTCATGGACGGCTTGACGCATACGTTCTGAGCCAAACCGAGCCTGGTCTTGTGCGATTAACAGCCGTCGCATTTCTGCTTCTTGTTCTGCAACCTCCTGCGTGTGGCTCTCCATGCGGTTATTTCCCGCACGGTTACCAATCAATGCACCAACGCCCGCGCCAATACCGGCTCCCACAAGCGTACCGACCACAGGGATAAATGACCCAATGGCAGCACCAACAGCCGCGCCGCCCAGCGCACCGCCTACTCGCATTGCACCACTTTCGCGCAAGGCCGCCGCTTCAGCGGCATCCTCCGCATTAAAACTTCGGATTATATCTGCACCACCGCGAAAAGCTGTAACTCCTCCGTATAAACCACCGGCTAAGCCAGCCGCGCCCAACAACATGCTACCCATGCCTCCGGCACCAATTTTTGTACCCCATCCCAGCGTTCCGGCCTGTGCCATTGCCAACGCCGATTGCGTGGCCGCTCCAGCTCCAACAACACCGGCGGCTTTTTTAATTCCTAAGCCTGTCGCAATTGCGCCGAAAAGCCCGGTGCTACCGAGGGTAGTCGCAATGCCACCTACGCCCTTTACCGCTCCAATAGCTCCGCTTGCCAATCCAAGACCTTTTCCACCCAACCATAACGCGGCAAGTGTTCCGGTTACAGGATTTGAAAACACCATGCGAATTGCACCCCACAAAGCAGATTTCAACCCGTCAGCAACCTCACTCCAATCAACACCACTCATCCCAGCACTAAATCCCTGTGCAAAAGAGCGTCCAATATTACGACCATCATCTACTGCACCACTTAGGCCATCGGTATTCATACCAAAAATCGCCCCAATGCCCCAGCTGATGGCACTGCCCAAACCTTCACCAATGGACTGCGCCACATTTGCCATTTTGCCGCGCCCCCGGCCATCCCACCATTCCGTGAAAGGTTGCCAAATTACTTCATCCCACAGAATGCCAATTCGCCCGAAAAACCCGGCATCTTGGAAAGCATCACTGCTCATAATTCCTTGAACAGTCCGTATCAAATCTTGGCCTTTGCTTATTGCAGAATCTAAAAAATCACCCACGGCACGTTCCGCCACGGGCATTCTATCGGTAATCCAATTTATAAACCCAGTGAAATGCGGCGCAAGTCTGTCCATGATGGAAAGTTGAAAATTTTGGACGGAACTGCGTAGCCGATTAAATGACCCTTGCAGGGTGTCCATGCGCACATCAGCCATGCGCTGCGCTGCTCCCTCTGCCCCTTCGAGGGCTACAATATAGTCACCAAGTGCATCTACGCTATTAAGGACAACATCGGCAGCTCTCGCACCGTTTACCGAAAAAATGGCATTGAGCTTATTTACGCGGTCATATTGTGTTGGTAGCCTATCAAGCCTATATGATAAATCCCTCATGGCTGTTTCAAAAGGACGCACTTCGCCATAAGCATCAAACATAGAGAAGCCCAATTCATACAAAGCATTCGCCGCCGCAACGCTGGCAGGGGTCATTAAATTCTGCATCATTGCACTAAACGACGTACCCGCCTGTGAGCCGCGATATCCATTATCAGACAAGACAACGAGTAGGGCATTGGCCTCGTTCATACTCATGTTTGCATTCCGCACAGTAGAGCCCATGTAATTCCACGAACTCATCAAATTGCTTAACGGTTGATGTGCAAGGGTGGATGCCATTGCCATTGAATCAACTGCTTGCACAACCAGTGCAGAATCGCCGTCCAATTTATTCATGATATTATTTAAATAATAGGTGGTGCTATACAAAGCCATGCCACTTGCCGCAGAAAGGATTTTAGCTTGATTGGTTTTTGCCAGCACTTCATCTACTGTGCTATTGATGCTGACAAAATTTTTAGCCGCCGCTGCAATCTCTGTGGCACTAAAATCCCCCGCCATAGCGCGGAAAGCCCCTTGCAGTCTGTACATATCATTGGCAAGCGCGCTGGGGATAGCCTCTATATCGGCCAATGCCTGTTCAAAGCCTGTAAAGGTGCGAATCATATCCGCCGTTCCCAGCCCGACCCCAACAAGCCCCGCCATTTGAAATATTGGATTGCGGAGGAGATTCATAACGCCGCGCAGGGGTGCAGTAATAAAATCGGCTGCTTTCAATGTTACGCGCCAAACCGTGCCGCTCAACCGTCTGCCTAAATTGAAAATATTGTTAATGCCACGGCTGGCGTTGTCCATTAAGTGAGCGGTCAACTCAATGCGGCTCATATTTCGCATCCGCTCGGCTGACTGCTGTACACGATTCATGGTTTCTTCCAGCCGGGAAACATTGCGTGTGGCACTGGCGGCTCCTTGTGCCGTGTTATCGGTTACTTGCGTGGTTATGTCAATTACGGTTACTTGCGGCGACATAGGACACCTCCTTTTTTTGCTATGTACAACAAAAAAACCGCCCGTAGGCGGTCGTTAATAATAATCTTGAAATGTTATATAAATGACGCTTTTAATTCGTTTTCATACTCTTTATACAGCCTTAACTCACCGCTAGTATCAAGCACTTCATCTCCAATTTTATCCAACGCTTTGTTATTTATGCTATTGATTAAAGCGTCAACTTGGATGCCTTTTTCAGATAAATACACTGTCGCATCCTCTGCCTGAATGATGATTTGCAATACACGCAATTCAGCTTGTGTTAGAGAGTGCTTGAACATCATCCATTTATCTGATGGGTCAATTCCCGCATTGACCAGCATATTGTATTCAATTTTAGCCAGCAACTCTATTATTTCCGAAAGCCCTATAATCAAAGCTCCTGCAACTACGCTTACAACAGCTCCAGTAAGAAATGTAGTGATTGCGATTTCAACCCACGGCTCACCTATTGCTTGTGCAGCTTCCATTCCCAGAAAAGCTAATGCAATAGATCCAATGAGGGAAAGCACCGCAATTCCTATGCCTATATATCTTACCGCTTGCGCAATCCCGCTTCGCACAAACCCCAACCCCTCTCGCATTTCCAACATCATACCACGAGAGGGGATTACGCACCAACTATTTCTTGCTAAACAACGGACACCCAAACCGCTTGGCCTCCTCCTCCATTTTAACCAGCACATACTGGTCATAGAGTATCCGTTCGCCGGGGGGCAGTTTGCGGTATTGCTCAATAGTGCCGATGGCCGGAAACGCTGCAATGACTTCCATCATTATCCGCGTTCGCCCTCCGGCCTCGAGGAGGGCTTCCCCATCTCAATGGACTCCTCCGCAAAGCCGCTGATTTCGTCAATCAGCATAAGCACCCGTGCTTTTTCGCCGGCAAGCAGAACAAGGTCGATGAGGTCAATGCTGTCGAGAACATTCCGAGCTTGCTTAATTTTCGGGTTATCCCACACTTTTGCTTTATCCTCGTCCACGGTGGCGGCATAAATCATGTAAGACCTATACCTTGCCCCGTCGGTTTCGATGGGGATTTTAGGCTGGCCGGGCTTCGACCGGGCATACTTGGTGGCGTTACGGTGGCACTGCTGGCTTTCCTCTTCGGAAAGGGGTCGCACCCGGAACTGCAACAGCTTTTTGCCGTTACGAGCGATTTCTACCATGCGGTAGGTGGATTCGTCATCGCTCTTTGTCATCTCCAGCAATCCAGCTAAGATTTCGTCCTCGTTCATAAGGACTTCCTCTTGGGTCATGGGCTCGTTTTCGTGCGTGTGGTCGTAGTTTTCTACGCTTGTATTCTTAGCCATATTAACCTCCGTTTAGTTTGTGATATTGCGCCAGTCTTGCGCAGTGAGCCCCGGCATATCCGGGAAGAATTGCAACATCTCCGGCGTTGCATTGACACGGAAGCTCCAGTCCCGCTTTACAATTTCGCCGGGGGTTAGATTTTGCAAGTCAATGGTGCCATCGGGTACGCAGTTGTTGTAAACTACCCGCTGGGCAAAGCCATCACGCCGCCTTAGCTTTCCCTGAAAATCGTACCCGGGAAAAAAGCCCTGCTGGAGGTCGTTAAATAACTCCGTCATCATTACATCATCACGGATTACAACCTCGGTCAGCGTGAGCGTTACGGTATACCCGGTATTAACCGAGAATATTAACGAGCTACCCACAGGCTGGAGGTCTTGATTGGCCGGGGAAAGCTGGGCGCGGAAGGTGTCTACCTCAGCAAGGAATATATTTACACCCCTGCGCGTGGTGACAAACAACTGCCCGTCTTTACCGGAAATAACCTTTCTTACATCTAAGATGCTCTTGTCGTTTAACATCGTCTATCCTCCCTCCTTATAGCGGCGCAAAGCGGAAACCAAAGGCATAGTACCCTTTTTCCAGTGCGTCGATGTCGTCTACAAACACCCTAAACCATGCGCTGTCGCCCTGGGGTGCGTTGTCGGGGTCAATTTCAACATATGCGCCGGGCAGAAGTTTTCCCTCAGCCACCATTGCATTACACACGTTGTTGCCCAACTGGATGACCGTCATGCGGCCATCGTCATCATTGTTGATTCGCCCCATGAGCGGGTCAATGGTACGGACGATGCGGTCAAACAGCTCAAAGCGAACTTTGGCGCGTTTGATTTTCTTCCACCCCACATCTTGTGTGCCGCGAGGAAGGACGAGGGTATTGATGCCCTGCTCCACCCACACGGTGTTAGCCGCACTACGGGAGAACAGCAGCATCCCGCTTAATAGCGCAGATTCAATTTGGTGGTTGCGCAGGACTTCGCTCAAATCCACCGCATTGGTTACCCCGAGCCGGGTTATGGCCTCGTTGGAAGGTGTACCCGCAATCATGCCGGCAACCCGCGCCGCCGCCAAGTACCCCTGATGGGTATCGCCAGACATGTCAACAAACCCGTTACCGACATACACCATTTGATAATCGTTGTATGCGGCGGCGTGAAGTTTGCGTGTGTCAAAGGGAACTGCGTCGTCCCCGGTCCCCGGCTCACCAATTACACCAAAGGTGAAAGCACCATTTTGGAATATCCGGTTAAGGAACATCTGCGTCATCATGTGAATGGCTGTGTCGTTGGTGTCAATGGAAAGTACGTTCCACCGCTCGGACTCTAGCACTTCATATGCCCGCGAATAGGCAGCCACATTAATAACCGGGTCAGTGCCGGGGGTGATGGGGGTTTGCGTAACTGTTGCCAATGCCCCGGTGTTGGTTGCTACTCTCACCAGCTTAAAGTAATTACTGCCACGGGCAGCCACGGCTTCCATCAGCGCATCCACTTGACCTGCGAGGTCTGTAGATGCAAAGGTAAACCGCTCAATAGCCTCCGTACCATCAGTGAGCAAGAATTCACTCAAATTGTCGGGGTCGGCCAGGGTGGGGCGTATGGTGGCAAAGAATGCGCGGCTTCCGGGGTACAGCATGACAATATTTACTGCCGAGATGTTATCATCGTCGTACAACGTCAAATTGCCTTCTGTGCCACCGCTACCCAAGCGGATGCCGATAGCCCGGCGTGTGCCGCCTCGGAATTGCTCAAAGGGGACTTCCGTTGTGCTGTTGGGTCCGCCGTCGCCATAGAATCGGGCAATATCTTCATGCCCCTCAAATATCATGGGTTTATCCAGCGGCCCCCAGTCAGAACGAAACACCGATGCACAAACGCCGGGGTCTGCCCCGGCTATGGGTCGTAAACCACGATTCCAATATCGCAAATAGGTGCCGGGTCGCACCTTCTGCTCACCGATAATAAAAAAGCCGGACATTTACTTCACCTTCCTTTCCGAAAATGCTTTGACTATGGTCTTGGCCTCTGTCAAAGTGCATTTTTCTTTTTTCGCCAGCTTGAGGGCGGCCATCACCAACTCGGGGGCGAAATCAAAGTGCTGCCATGCCGCATCTGCCAATTCACTGGCATGATAAACGGACTCCACCACAGGCGGTTTTTTATCCGCCGGGGGATTTTTCGTTGTTTCTTTCATGTAGCGTTACCTCCATTCCGAATGATTGATTTGCGATTTGCATGTTTCCGACAGTCAAGCCAGCCTCCAGTTTCCTATGAGATGCCAGCACCCCATATTGGCCGGACAAAACAAGTTGCCCCTCCCGCAGGGGGTCTGCGGCGTGTCGGATTTTTATTTGCTTTGCCAGCATGGGAGAGCCATCAAGCAGGACAACTTCACCCCAAAGCTGGATTAATTCAATTAATGCCTTTGTCCAGCGGTTACGCTCCGGCACACTAACTGCAATCAGATGAGCGGCAAATTCCCCCGTGTACCAATTAACTGCGAAGGACTGTCTGTCGCTTGAAGCGGCACTTTCAAACCGCCAATAGAGAGCCGGATTTTTATCCGTAGGCTTCCATAGGGGGGGTATTTCGCCGTAACCGATAACCGTTACATCCGGGAAGTTTGCTTTTGTCCACGCATTTAATCCAAGTATTGGATCGGGGTCGGTGGTTAACTGCTCCGGGAAGGATAGGAGGTCAAAGGTTACTGATATGCCGAATACCTCGGGGGATGTGTTGCCACCCTGGGTAGAGGGCATCTCGAAGTTAAACGCCTCAGATAGATTCCATAACGCACACACCGTAGGCTGGCCTTGTGGCGTGTAAAATGTGCCGTCTATCAGCTCAATCACGCGCTTTTCAATATCCTCGGGCATTGCCACGCTTTCACTGGTTGCCCAAATATTGACCACCATAAGCCCAGAGGATTTGCGCTCCGGGTCATAGCGCATGTCGATGTTGTAATCTATTCGAGGAAAGCACGGTTTCCGCCATCCGGGGTCTGTGTCCTGCGGAGCTTTTTGAAAGAAAAAGGCGGGCTTGCCCTTGTACTCGGTCAACATGCCCGCCATTTGCGCGTCACTTCGGATTTGTTGTGCTAAAAGCCCGTCAAGCATTACCTGCCCCGTTTGCAGCCGGATTGTAATTGATGGTTACAAGGTCGGACGACCACCATATTTCCCACACGCCGATTGCCACATCACCCGCTTCGATGGTGAAAAAGCTGGTGGCGGTGTTTTGTACGTTGCTAAACAGGATTTGCACCTGTGACGGCTCTACGCGGGTGACAATACCATTGCGAAGCACTGTTTCGTTTGCCCGGCGGATGCGGATTAAATCTCCACGCGCTATGATGTTCTTATCAAACATGGGGACAGCTTGGTTTACTACCAATGCCATAAAAACCACTCCTTTCTACAGATTAAAAGGCTTGCGGAATACCCGCATTATTTCCGGCATTGCCCGGTCGCGGATGGATTGCTTGAACGGTCGCGGGGCCATTTTGCGAGTTCCGTTTTCCAACAAGTCACCTAAAAGCCAGCGACCTACTTTCAAACTGCTAACAATAGCCGATATTGCCCTGAAGCGGCTTCCATGTTTTTCAACATGGGTTTGCGGCCTCCATGACATTCTAAATATCCCCGTTCTTACTGCCGGAGCTTCTCCCGGAGCCGATGCCGTCCACCGTCGGCGGGTATGCGGAACGCGATATTTAATTCCACTGCGTTGTCCACGAAGCACATGGAGCGATGCGCTGCGCAAGTGGTTACTTGCCTGTGAAGAACGACTAATCACTTCGCGTTGCACGTTGGAAACCACCCCGCGTACACGGGGAGCGATTGATTGCGCTACTCCCATCAGTTGCTCACATCCCTTCGGTCGTTGCAATAAAATATGTTCCAGTGGCTTATATCGCCCGGATCATATGGAATTGGCGCAACATAATAACGCTGCCCTGTGTCGGTGCGTTCAAACATACAACCGGGCAAAACCGTAAACGGTGGCCGATGTTGCATGATTATTTTGTGGCTCACAGGATGATTAAGCTGCCGCCAGCGTTGGGTCTCTTCAGGCCGGGCTTGTGCCAAAATAGCCTTTATATTCCCAAGCGGTACATACTGGTTAACCAATCCCTCGCGGCCATTGTCGGTGCCACGGGTTTCCGGCGCATATACGGTAAATCCCCGCAATTCTTGCCCCGGCAACATCATGACATTTCCAGAAAACATGCCGCACCTCCTTAATCACCCATATTGTGGAAAGGGAACGCATTGCCTTTTTGTCCGGCAAGTTGCGCCCGGCGGTTGGGCATCATGTCCGTGTGGAAATACGGGTGTTTTCGCGCCGCGCTGTCGGCCATGGAGGGGACACATGAGTTGGCAAGCCACTCCTTGCGTAGCATCTCATATAAAGCCTTCCAATGTTCCGCTCGGTCACCCAAACCATAAGTCAGCACATCAATTTTCGTGTTGACTTGGTAGGATAGCTTGAGCAGGATAGCTTCCAAGATGTTAAGTTTGGCACCTAGCCATGCACGTTTTCCGTGGGCAATACCCTCCAGCATTGCCGTGTATTCCTCGTCAGAGAGGGCGCAGGTTGTCGCGCCCCCTTCAACCGAGGTGTCACCCAGCTCAAATCGCATCTGGTCTTTGCCATACTTGCGGATTTGAGTGGGGTCATAAGAAAATGTCATAAAATCACCCCTTATGGGTGTTCATGTGAGCAGTTAGTCCTCGTTGCGAAGAAAATGAGCGGTCACACTCCGGGCAGGGGAAAGGCAGGTCTTTTTTGTCGCTCCCCGGGTCATTGATGGCATCGTCCTCTTCGAGGTCGCCCTCTGAGCCGTCGTTGCCTTCGGGGTCGTCTTGTGGCGGGTTGCTTCCCTCTGCTTCGATTTTCGCAACAGTCTCCGTTAAAAACTTCACGCGACTCATGCATTCAATCATGCGCTCGGCAAAGCTGGGTGGGTCGCCTTCGTGGGTTACCCCCAATGCACTTTCTAGTCCTTCCAAAAGCCCCGTAAACGCTTCGATGGTTTTGTTCATGTCTGCGTCGGGGGGTGCATCAGCAGGGGCAATAGCAATGCGGCCGCTTTCAATGAGCCTTTTTGCGCTCCCGGGGGCGATTACGTCGCCGGGGATTTCCTCGCCAATCACATACGCCCTGTCGAAGGTGACAGGGCGCGTAGCTACATATTTAACCATCACGACACCCCCTATTGTCCGGGGAGGGTAATGGTGCGGTTGGCAGGGCTTACGCAGTTCTTAAGGAACACGCCCAAGTCCGGCGCGGCAATTTGGTGGTCGGTGGAAAGCAAGCCTTCCATGAAATCGGTGTGCGATGCCGGGTTGCCCTGATATTGCTGCATGGCAATATATTGCCCATTACCCAGCATATCCCATGCGAAGGTGTAACCAGCACTGGGCTCTTCGATGGCCGGGGCATTCGTGGTGTAGCACAATAGCAAGCTATTGGGGTCACACACGAATTGCAGGTCGTTGTCTTTACCCATAGGGGCCTTATTCACAACGGACTCCGCTACCACATATTCGTCAACGCCAAACAACTGCGCCAGCACGTTTTCCGTCACGTTTGCGGGGTTGGCTTCGCTTCCCTGGTATTTAATGCGCTCTAAGATGGCCGGGTTGGTTTTCAATTTGGCATGGGCATTCATACCGATGCCAATTTTATTAGGCTTCCGCAGGCCGAACATACGCATGGCGACCGTCAAGCTGTAGAACAGTTGCACCGGGTCGCAGTTGTCGTTGTCAAAATACCAAAACTGGTTGCCGGTGGGGGTAGTGTCCGTGCCTTCGTACACATGGGTCCACGATGCGGGGTTGAAATATTTATTCGCCCACAGCACATCAAGGTGCAGGTTCATCTGCTCGGCAACAAAGCGCGCTTTACCACGGCGGGGGTCAATCGGACCCGGCGCGTTAGTACGCTGGAAGTTGACGGCAGAGATGCGGTCTATCCCCGTGATTACTTGGTCAACCTTGCAATCGTAGGAATGGTCGAGCTTGCCGAACACCGTCGGAGCTACATGACCGAATTCGGGCTTGCGGCCTACACCCAGCCGGGTAAGGTCGCCCTTGTCAAATTCGTAAAATTTGGCCGTGCTTAACGGCACCGGGACGATGGGGAACAGTCTGCGGGAAATAAACCCCGCCGCCGATTGGAAAAACGCCAGACACAGATTGGTAAGGTAAATGTGCGGCTGGAATATTCCCTTTTGGATGCTTTCTTGGATTTGTGCGTTTGTTAATTGCTCATTCATGTCCTTTTCCCTCCTCTAGGCCGCGTAGCCCATAAAGTTTATTTGCACTTGGATAATTTCGCCCGGCGCACCTGCAGCGGTAAAAGCCCTGCCGAAAATACCGTCGCCGGATGTAGCCGGTACTACTACGCCGTCGGCGTTAACCGTTAGCAGGTCACCTTTGGCGATAATCGCCCCGGCCTCCACAAGGCCGATGTTTTTTATCAGAATGGATACTTGCGCTCCAGCGGTGAGCGGCTCCATAGTGCTACTCAGCACCACGCCAATGGCGGCATCGCCAGCGGTGGCAAGGACTACATTGCCATTCGTATCGTACATGACGGCACGGTGAGGCACATTGGTCATGTCGGCCCCCAGCGTTTCCGCAATGGTGGGGGAGTTATTTATCATGGCGTTAAATCTTCTTACACCGGCCATTAGTTAACCCTCCTTTGTTTCGCATATTCCGCTTCATATTTAGCGGCCAGCTCCGGATTTTCTTCAAACGCCTTAACCAGCGCATCGGCTTCGCTCATGCCGCTGTTGGCTTTGCGAATTTCGGCGGTCTTGGCGGTCAATTCGTTGCCGGAGGCAATGCCCATCATGCTCCGCGCCGAGCCAATTTCACCGAACATACCGGATTTTTCTACGAGGGTCAGCTGCTCATCCAGCAACGCCACGTAGTCGTCGTACACAGTACCGCCGGCCTTTTTCAGCTCGTACAGCTTGGGGGCAAGCTCATCGGCTTTTTTACCCAGCACTTCATATTTCGTGGCGAAGATGCTAAGGTCTTTTACTTCGAGGCTTTTTTGTAGTTCCTCGTTTTGAGCGGTCAACGCTTGGATATCCGCGAGGGCTTTTTTAACCTCGGGATGCAATTCCGGGGCTGCTACGTTGTCGCCTGCAGCCGGTGTAGCTACCGGGGGCGTTTCCGCAGGGTTGCCATATTTTTTTTCTATGGCTTCCAGTGCGGCCAGTTCCTCCGGGGTCAACTTACTCTTGTCGATGTTCATGGTGTTAAATTCCTCCTCTACTTGGGTTGTTTTTTCCACCCGTGCCGGCGGCTCTCCGCCGCTTTCATCGGGGATGATTACATACTTTGCAATGAGTTCACCGAAGGCCGCATCAACGGCCGCGGATTTTTCCACCGCCACCGCTTCCTTGGCACTATTCCCGCTTGCCCAGCCAGGAATGGCATTCCGCATGGCTTCCGCAAATTCGTCAAGGCTTTGGAACATCTTTTCGCGCTTGTCATCTTCGCCCATGTCGCTTTCGCAAATGATGGAACATAGGCTTTCGGAAAACACATAGCAGAAATTCCACGCCTCATTTGACAAATCACGTAGGCGGTCAAGCAGAGCCTTGTCGTCAAAAGTCATTGCCTCCTTTGCCACCGGTTTGCCTTTTCCGAATACGCCAGCTACGGCGGCAATCACCCTCTGCATTACCGGTTCGCCCCCTTCATCGCCCTTTCGTTTGAATAGACGAATGTGCGCGTCCGGGTTTGCTCCGGCATCTACAAGGTCGGTGCTGGTGATTTTCAAATCCTTTAGCTTGGCTGATTTTCTTCCCATAGGCTATTCCACTCCTTTCTGCCCTATTTTTGGGCATATAAAAAACGCATCTCTGCGCTTTTTTGTGGCTACGTACTGTCCATGCCGGCGGTTATGGCATCCACTGCCTTTGCCGCCCCATCTGAAGCGGGGGCAATGTCACCGTCATATTTTCGCGCCATAGCCAAGAGTATGAGCTGATGATTAAATTCGTCGCTCAGAATTTCTTGTATGGCAACGATATCTGCCGATGATAATTTTTCTTTGTATTCCGCTAAAAAATCCTCGTAGTCATACCGGGCATCCGCTTCACTTTTTACGAGCTTGTGTATGCCGGCCGCTACATCATGTTTTGCCGCCATTGAATCGCCTCCTTTCCCATAAAAATAACGCCCTGCGGCGTTTGCTTGATTAATTCGTTGGGTACGCGCTTTGCTGTTCGATAATTTTCACCATGAAGCGCATATTCCCTGTGGGCGCGGCTGGCGTAGTTAGTCGGAGCGTTGGGGCATCATCAACAGGCGTTTGCACTCGAAACAGTGTAGATGTTTGCGTTCCGTATGTCGTGGAAATCCCCGCACCGTCCACATCAAAGTTGGGGGAGCTGGAATAAATCACCGTGGAAATCGTCGTGCCACCGAACAGCGGGAATGCGCCAACGACATTATTCAAGGGATTGGATGACATATTGTGCATTTGCCAGCGGAATTTATAAATCGTGTTCAATAGCGCGTTTGCGTTTTGGTTTCCCGCCAGCCCATAAGCCGCGCCGTTGATTATCGCTTGCGGCATAATACCGTTGCCCACGCTTGCGCTTGACCCTGTTATGCCGCTCATGGCACTTATCACAATCTGATAATCTGCGCCATCTTTCAACACTATACCCGTGTCGATTGATACAGGTGTTCCGGGTGAGAGCTGTATTTGGTCGTTAAAGTAGACCGTCTGCGCCACGCCAACTGAGCCGCCACTGGTAGTTTTTGTCCTAAATATTGCTAGAGTTGCATCCCCCGGATCGTCGCCTGCGTAAATTGCCAGTGTCCCCTGCGCATCATTAGCCCACGAGCCACCACCAATAAGGGGAATGCTTGATGCAAGCCGCGCCTTTGGGATTGGCGTTTCGCCGTTGATGCTGGTGGACAGGATTATGTCATTCGGTAGCGTCTGCGTAAGGTGGCCTGATAGCACGCGATTGGTTTCGGTGATTTGACCATTGAGCTGCTGGATTTGTGTTTGACGACCATTGGCCTCTTGCGATATTGCTTGCACAATTTGCTCATTACGAGCAGTTGCTTCATTGGATATTGCTGTTTGCAAGCCCGCAAACCGCTCATCATGTGCTTCAGGACTGGTATTATGTGCTGATATAGAATTATTAACCTGCCCTATGGTTACGCCCCCGGAGCCGTCCCCAGCCAGCTCAACCACAAGGGGGTCATCGGGATATTGCTTTTGAATGCCTCCGACCGTTGTCCAGCGGAAGGACACAGCCCCATTTCCTATTTCGTCAGCGGTTACCACCACGACTTGGTGTTGCCCCCGCATCATTCGCTCCACCACGAGGATATTACCGAACACACCGACTACGGTGCCGGCAATTACTCTGGCGCGGCTTCCTGCATAGGCGATGCGCACTCCATTTCCTGCTTCGATTGTCGAAGGGTCAAAGCTCCACATCATATTTACACCTCCACACGCTGGGCAGAGCCTTCGATGCTAAACATCGAATACTCGCCTGTTTTTATTTTCTTCCAAACTTCATCGTCATCAATGCGATACCCCACCCACCAGCCTTCCGGTATAATGCCAACGGGAATACCCATTGCGGCGGCTTTCTCTTTGGTGAACACAACGGACTCTACCAAGCGACCGACCCCGCCACGCTGGTGCATCTCTCCGGCTGTGCCAAAGTCGAGAGTATATTCGTAGGCGGCCTTTTCCAGCACCTCGGTTTCGATAATGTCGCGCTGATGGTCTTCTATGACTTCCCCATCCACACGCGCCGCAACGGAAGCCCAGCCAAATACCAGCCGCTGGTCGTCCTCAGATTTTAGAATAGCAAAGGCGGGGCGCATGTCTTTCATGCGTTTAGAAAGTGGCTCATCACCACGCGCCTCGCGGATGGCGTTTAGCTTGTCAGTTGCCGCTTCAAAGATGCCAGTTTCGCCATGCATGGCAGCCAGTCTACGCGCTGATGCCAAACCCTTTTCAGATACGACCCATTTCCCGTCAGCATCTTCATATTTGAATGGATAACGCCGTCCTTCCGGGTCAAGGAAGGCATGAAGCGGCATCTTATCTCGGGCTTCTGTACCCACTGCCGGCGGATTCCATTCGCTTACGTCTTTATAAATCGTTACAGACAATTTGCATATCTGTTCAAACGTTTTGGCGGCCATGTTTGCCTCCTTCGACAATAAAAAACCGCCACAGCCTGTGACGGTCGATAAGTTCAATGGGGTTATGTTTATGCGTGTTGCAACAACTCATTGAATGTGCGGGATTTTACCACTGATTGCGATTGGCCTTCCTGCTCGTTCCAAAAGCTATCAAATAAATCACCAAATCCGGCGCGGGTTTCGGCCATCACAAGGGGAGTGCCGCGCATTTTTGCAAGCCTCATAACCTCGCGTTGTGCCTGGGCAGTTTCAAATGGCAACCCAATATCCATCACGCTATTTACCAGCGCGGCGAATTCATTATCTGTCCCAGTGCGGAATATGACCCACGCTTCATCCGGCTGAGATTGTGCCAGTTCCTCCATCTTGGCCATAGCTTCACTAAGGCCGCCACCACAAGGGCAAGGAGCAGCGTTCATCTGCTCGTTCAACTTCACAACATCACTTACGGCTTCTCTGAGGGTCATTTCTTCACCTGCTTTCACTGGTTATAACTTGGCGCGATGGAGCTGATAATTCCATCGGTGTATAATACGCGAACATTAACGCCTTGATACACAAATTCCTTTGCGCGACCGCTTACGCTTACACCACGGTTTGCTGTGGCAATTCCCGCTGATAAGATGGTCTGTTCTGACCACGTTTCAGGAAACCATGCTTGCAATTCCCCGACGCGCTTAAATGGCTCTTTGTGGCTTGGGATATTTCCAAACACCACACCATTTGAGGTAGTGCGGGTCGTGTTAGCAATAATGCCGCGCCCTCGCAACCTTGCAATGGCAGTATATCCATGTGCGCCGCCGGTTATCCGCCCCACTCTGTTAAAGTCACCGTGTATGGCGTGATTCAATGCCGAACGCCCCGGTATTTCTATCCCGCGCAGGTCAATATCTCGCAATGGTCTATGAAAATCCTCCGGCGCAAGCAGTCCTGCATCGAAGAGCGCGGCTTTTGTCTTTCCACCGAAGAATTGTATTTTCTGCTCCTCAGTGGCAGTTGAAAGCCATCCCCAAGGATTATCTGCATCAACCATGCCATCCCCACCTGCGACAATCATACCACTCGGTTGCCGTGGTTGCAAGTTAGAAGTGACTTCCACGAAGTCTACCGCGCAACGGCACTGAGGATGTGCCGGGGGCATTTTTGCCGGAGCGGGGGCTCTTCCCGCACCGTTGGCCGGGAAGGCGAAAAAAGCGTTCATGTTAATTTCCACGCCATCCAAAGGGGCGCAAATAGGGCATACCCGCTCATCATCGGCAGTTAGCCATATTTTAATAGTGTCGCCTATATATCCCTGTTCTTGGGCGGCCTCCACCGCGCCAAAAGCCCCCTCGTTATAAGCCATCGCCAGTTCCGTCCGGGCGATATTCATGGCACGATAACGGTGCTGACGAGCGGCATAAGTGGCTGCCATGCGGTCGGCGCGGGCTTCTGCGGCTCTTGGGGAAAGCCCCTCCTCCACGCCACCCATCCACACGGCATTCCAATAACGTAGGTTTGCCTTTGCCTGTGGCACGGTGAGGCCGATGGTAGGCCGAATGACCCGGGAAAGCACATCGGCAGTAACAGCAAATTCCGGGTGAGCGGAAAATTCTATCATGGAACGCACAGCATTGACTTGGGTATTGGAAAGCAGTGTCACCATTTCCGCAGTGCGTTGGCGGATATATTCCCTCATGGCTGCCGTGGCCGGGTCGAAAATCAAGCCGGGAAATCTGCGCTTCAGCTCCGCCGAGGCAAAGTGCATCATCTTTTCCCATTCGGGGGCAAGCTGATTATTTACCAGCTGGGCATATTCCATCCGCCACCGGGCAAGCAAGGCACTGGAGGGATTGTGCGCTACCAGCATATGGCGTATATCGGCGTAACTTATCGCCTCCCGCTGTTCATCCCAAAAGCGGGTAAGGAAATCCATAGTGCGGGGCTCTTCTGCATCCAAGAAAGCACGGAGGCGTTGCAAGGTTTCTTCTTTTACGCCGTCGGCCTTGCATAGCGAGGTAATCCCTCCGCGTGCTTTCGTAAATTTGAACACAATTATTCCCCCTCGGGAGCCTCCTCGCTTTCTGTTGCCACAGAGGGCGGCTTAGTTGAAACATTGCCCAGTCGGGTAAGGCTGACGGCAGGCTCACGGGTCGCGCCGTAGGTGGTGGATGGGTCGCGTTCGGGCAAATTGGCTACCATGCGAACATGATCCTCCAAGTCCTCATCCGGCGTAAGCACACCGCTTAGCACCATACTCTTTATGAAGTCCCCAAATTCTTTGAGGTTATGGGATTCGATTTCGCCGTTTATCAGCTCCGGATACGCAGTTATGCCACGAAAGGCATCGCCGTTCATCCGAATAAGGCGCGGAATGGCTTGTTTGTTAAACACTTGGCAAATCATCTCAAGGTACGTTCCCATCGCCACGCCAAAGAGCTGTGTCTTGTCGTTGGACAGTGCGAAGCTCCCCACCTTTTCATGTCCCAGCAGAATAAAATCAGCCAGCAGGGTCATAGCGATGCGATTATCGTACCGTTGAATAATATCGTTGGTGTTGAATTGGCGATTGCCGCCACTGTTGACGAGTTCAAACGTCCAGCCGTGGGGAAGCACCAGACCCTCCCGTTCGTCACGCCTCACACTTTGCACGATGCGCTCGGCCTCCAGCAGTGCCGGTGTGGGGGTCATAGTCTCGTAATCGTATAAAGCGGTGCCTTCGGGAGGCTGGATAAAAGGCAAACCCGCAAGGTCGCGCTCTACACCAATGCCCTCATATTCCCTCACACGCCGCTTAAAATACCAGTCCTGATAAGCATTTCGTAACAGGCTACGGCCTTCGGGATTAGCTTTTCGGCTTCGGGTTTTGAAATGCAATGCTTTTTCCATAGGAATTGTCGTCATCTGGAAATGGGGCGGGGCCATCTGCACCATGCCAAGCAAGGTGTCACGGTCGTCATATTGCCATTCCCAAAGAGTGTCCTGGCTTCGGATGGGGAGCTTGCGCCAGCCGATAAGCCCGTCATCGTGATTACTGCGCGTATTGATATTTCCGGTTGCGCCCATGCGTCGCTTATATACAATTTCGTGAAGGCTCCAACCAAACACGATGAACGACAGCACTTCAGATATGAAGTCCGTCCACGCATCCTCCATGTCGTGCATACAGGAATATATAAATTCTGCGGCGGCCTTGTCAGCAGCGGTATTGCCCGCTTCCTTGACCGTCCATTCCACTTGCCGCATGAGCATTTCAATGGCAAAAAGCACCGCGCCGATGATGTCGTCATTTTCGGACATCTCTTTGTAGACCTCGACCCCGCGCCTACCGTGTAGCTCCTTTAGGAATTCCTCATAGAAAATGCCGGAGCCCATGCCGCCGGAGCCAAAGCGATACTGCCCTAAGCGTCCGATTTCGTTAAATGCACTGCTTCTTGATTTTTCCATGAGCTACCTCCACTGGCTTTCTTTTATCAAACTACTGCTGGCGTTGCCCAACTGTTGGGCGCGTTTTGTTGTATCTACATAACAGGCCAACCCCACCGCATCCGCTCTATCCGGGGACGGTAAACCGCGCTTTTTCATCGTTTTTTTATCTTCCAAGATGATTTTCCCTCTGCTGTTGAGGCTATACTTGCGCGTTGACAACTGCGCCACCAGCTCCGTATCGTTGGGAAAAGCCAGCGCACCTTCCATAATGTCGTCCCGCATCTTTGCCCATAGCCATGTCCCCATATTTGCGTAATTTTCTGCGGCGTTCTTATTGGGGATGCTGCCCCCAAAGTTAATGGGAATAATGTCCATGCGTCCCAGCTTCTCTTCGACCCTAACCTCGTCCAGGCGGTCAGTCACGCCACCGCCAAGCCCGGTGTCGTCGATGTTGACGGTTATGCGCCCTCGATATTCCGGCCGGGCGGCCATTGTTTCCCGATACAGCTTCACAATGTCACCCACAGTCTGCATAAGATTTTGTCCGTGTCTAACCACAGGTATGGTGAGGGCGTTCCCCTCGCGCATTGCAATAACCGTTTTATCATCACCATAACGGGCGACATCCACCCCGAAGGTGATGCTCCCGCTAAAGTCAATTTCCGTGTGCATTGCCATCTCTGCCATAGTCAGCGTGATAAAGGCATCTTCATCCGCTATAGGAAATTCCCCATAAACACGAACGCGCACCACATTGGACTCCTCGCCATATTTGGCGATAAGGAAATCAATATTTTCCTTATTTGTGCGGGGACTGTCGAGCGACGATACTTTATGACAGCGATACCGGGTGCAGTCAGCGTGAAAGCTGTTATAAAATGTGCCGCTGGTCTTGGTAGGATTTCCGAACATAGCCAGTTTGTTATTTGGGCCGGACAGCGTACCTTGTATGGCTTCCATAATTGCGTCTGCTACTCCGGAAGCCTCGTCAACAAGGAATAGCATGTAATCTTCGTGAAAGCCCTGCATGTTTTCCGGCTTGGTGGCCGTCCGTGCTACAGCAAACCAGCGTTCCTCTTCCCCGACCACACTTAGCCGTGTTTTCGTCCATTTCAATATGCGTTTGAGTAGAGGGCTTTTGGATTGCCACTTCGACACCTCAGCCCAAAGCACATCACGAAGTTGCTGAAGCGTAGGAGCGGTCGCTACCACACGCGCATATTTGAAACACGCGAGAAACCATAACAACGCCACGGCCTCTATGCTCGTTTTACCAACACCCTGCCCGGAGCGGACGCTAATGCGCGGGTATTCGGCAAGGTCGCGTAATACTTGCCGTTGCCACTCGTCCGGCTGGAAATTACACACCTCTTGGGCGAACAAAACCGGGTCTTTACGCCATATGCGGCGTTTTGCGGAAAACTTCTCACGCCTCGTCATCGGCAAAGCCCCCCAGCCAATCATCTACCAGCTCAGAATCTGCGTTGGTAGATTTCATTTTATGCAGCTCCGCCATTCCCTTGCGGACACCAGTCAGAACGCGAGTAAGAGAATTGTCGAAACGGTCGGCACGATTGACACCAGCATCAGCCGTGGTTTGAGTGCCGACTGGCATTTTCCCTACGCCCAGCCCTTGCACCTTTATCACATTATCAACCACCATACCGCTGGGGGCGGTTTCGGCTGCCATTACGCGCTGATTCATTCGTCGAATACGAACGCGCTCAAACAAAAGGGTCTGCTCCATTTCGCCAACAATATCCAATGGCTCATACAGCAGGGCGCGCTCCTCGTCCGTGAGGTCGCCATACCGGAGCGTTTCATATTCCCCCGTGGTGACGGCTTTTTTGTTGCCTGGTGGCCCCCCATTGCCGCCGGAATTGCCCACGGCGTTTTTGTTTCCGGGTCGGGCTTTTGGGTGTTGCGTGTTGGTTTTCGGCACTGCCGACACAGAGGGGCGAGAGGCCGCCGCCGCGCCGTCATTTTCCGAGGCATTAGTTGTAGGATTATTTTTGATGGGCTTCCGGGTGGTTGCCCTTTTCCCTTGTGGGATTTCCGAGCGTTCGGTTATTGTTTCCGAGCGTTCGGTTACTTTTTTTTTGACCCCCCAGCCCTGCTCTGCCTTACAGCGGCGCACGGTGCCTTCGGGTTTGCCCATTGCTTTGGCAATATCGGTCAGCTTTTCCCCGGCGTGATACCGACGTTCGGCTTCGATACTCCACTCGCTCCGTGGTCGTGGCATCACTCCTCACCCCACTTTTTATATGGCACGAGAAAAACCCCCTCGCGGGGGTCTGCTCGGATTGCGTTTGGTTTTATTTTTCGTATTCGCCGCGCTGGAAAGCCCAGTCGGTGAGTTCGGTCAATTTGCTGACCATGTATTCCGCGCTTCCTACATGACCCCAGTTTATATCTTCCGGGCTTTCTCCCATGTGGTCGTCCACGTAGTTTTTAAGTTCTGCGAGGCGTTCCGTGGCCTCGGCTATCTTATCCATAAATGCTGCCAGAGCTTGGTCGTTGTTTTTCATTTTCGCGCCCTCCATCTTAATTGGCTTTCGGATTAACACCCATTTCTTTTATAAGTGCATTCATATCGGCACCGTGCGTATCCTTTAAATAAATATCAGCCTCGGAAATAAACTTGCTAACCGCTTCTTGAATTAATGCATTACGCGTGAATTTTGAATTTCCGATGGCTGAAAAAATGCTTACCACTTTATCAATCTGTGCCAGCGTTATATCCTCCAAGTACAAGGATATTTGTTTTTTGGGGCCGTTGCGTTTGATTAGAACTTTAAAATGGTCGTAGTTTTTCATTTTCGTGTCCTCCTAGGGGATTGTTTGTGCGTTTCCGCTGGCACATTAATCACTTAGAAGGGGATTATTAGCAAGTTAATTAGGGGCAAATTCGGGCTTATTACTATACAATCTTTGGGGCGGTACCGCGCCCGATTTTGTGACATGAAACAAGCCGACCGTGGGAGCGGCCGGCTTGCGTGTGGTTGGTGTTTTTATGCGCTTATGGCTCCCGGGGTTTCGTCTTTGGGCGGGGCTCCGTTCTTCCAGCTGCTATTGCCCTCCAGCTTGGAAAGAAGCACCCGGCGCGAAACCTTATGCTCGACCCCTATGATGCCGAGGGAAAGCAGGAAGCAGCGGAAGGCGTATTTTGGTGACCCCTCTATGGGTTTCGCTTTGGCGGTGACACGCTTCTTGGCTTTGGCGGTCGCGCAGAGGTGGCTTATGAGTGTGGCGTAGGCTTCGGCTTCCTCGGAGGTTGTTTCGTTAAACCAGGGGAAGCGCACTTTATCATCTATCACCTGTATGGGCAGCTCCTCCGTATCGAGCGCGGCCTTGAGCAGTGCCTCCTTTGCGGTTACCAGCTTGCAAAGGTTGTCGAGGGTTTCCGGGGTGAAGCCTGCGAGGGGCATTTCGATGGTGAGCTGGTCGGCATCCTCGCTGGTGACGGCTGAGGCTTCGACGGTGGCGGCCGCTGTTGCATCGGGGGCTTCATCTTCCTCCGGGGCCAGCTCGTCGTATTCTGCGCTGACCGCAGTAAACTCGCTTTCGAGGATGCCGGCAAGTGCCTCGTTATTCGGCCCGGTGAGTACGCCTGTCTTGCCGATGGTGTATTCGCCTACTTGGTAGGCAAAGGATGGGGCTCCGAGGTACTTAGCTTTGGTGTTCAGCTCTTCGCTGATGGTTGCTACTAAGTTTTTGCGCTCCGCGCCGGAAAGGTTGTAATTGATTGTCATGGTATTACCTCCTGTTTTTGGGGCTCTGCGGCCCGTTTGGTGAACACATTAATCACTCGGACCGCCGATAATAGCAAGCGATTTCGGGGCTTAATACCTACCAAACATCAAGGAGGATTAGGGGTAGTAATTGTCGCATGTAAACAATCAATTTCACGGTACGGGGTAGTTTGGCCTCCCCGTTGCAGGGAAACGCGGTCGGGGGTGTTCGTCAGTTCAATATACCGGCGGACAATAACGTCGCAATATTTCGGGTCAAGTTCCATCAACCGGGCATCGCGCCCGGTTTGCTCGGCGGCGATTATTGTGGTACCCGAGCCCCCAAATGGGTCCAACACCACATCGTCGTGCCGGGAGCTGTTTAACAGGGCTTTGCCGACGAGAGCCACGGGCTTCATGGTGGGGTGTTCCGGGGAAACTTTGGGGCGCGGAATTTGCCACAGGTCGGATTGCTTCCTATCCGCCAGCGGGTAGAGCCGTTTGCCTTCGCGCCAGCCGTACCATAACGGCTCATACTGCGTATGATAATCCTTCCGAGAAAGGACGAGGCTGTCTTTTGCCCATATGATTGTGCTACTCCAATGGTACCCGGCTTGGCGCATGGCGTTCATAATATTGCCCCACTCCTGCGCACTCATCACGACGTAGGTCATACAACCGGGCTCGGAAACGGTAGCCATTGCGTTAAATGCTGCCAATAAAAAAGCACCGAAGTCGTCGGTACTCATTTTGTCGTTCATTATTTGCCGGGGCTTCCAGCTGGGGTGCTTGGCATCTGAGCCATAATCCACATTCCACGGCGGGTCGGTGAATACGCACCGGGCAATCGTGCCGTCCATGAGGGTCTTTACCTCATCGGAAGAAGTGCTGTCGCCACACATAAGACGGTGGCGGCCAAGATACCATATGTCGCCGCGCTGCGAGATAGGCGTTTCAATTTCTGCGGCGGCTGCATCTGCATCGAAGTCGTCCTCTTGGACTCCGGGGTCGCCCCCATCAGCTTCGGCAAATAACTTGTTGAGTTCGTCAACATCGAAGCCCATGAGGTCAATATCGAAGTCCAGGGACTTCAGCTCCTCGATTTCCAAAGCCAGCATCTGTTCATCCCAGCCGGCACTCAAGGCCAGCCGATTGTCTGCCAGCACATACGCCTTTTTCTGCGTTTCGGTAAGATGCTCCACGAAAACGCACGGCACTTCGGTCAAATTTTCGGCCCGTGCTGCGACCACCCGGCCGTGGCCAGCGATGATGTTGTAATCCCGGTCTACGAGGACGGGGTTTACGAAGCCAAATTCCCGCAAGCTGGCGCGGAGCTGGTTTATCTGCTCGTCGCTGTGCGTCCGGGCATTTCGCGCATAGGGGATTAGCCTCTCAACAGCTACCCGCTCCATGCGCCCGGTCATTTCCCTACCATTCATGTAATCTGCTCCTTCTTGTAATTAGAAGGGCGATGCAGTGGTAGGGTCTACGCCGCCTTTGTGGGAATAAAAAACCCGCGACCGTAGGGGCGCGGGCAGTTCGTTAATTTTTTCACGTTATCAGTTTACCACATTTGCTTTAGCGTGTCATTCGCATCTTTTTCGCATGGCTATTTTGCGGTGCGATTAAGACCGTCAATGCCGAATATTAGGGCGGTTAGGTGTTCTGCCGCCGCATCAACATCCCTGTAAATCGTGCTAGTTGTGACGTATTCATCCTCGGCAATTTCGGCATGGGTACGAGCGGTTTCCGATATAAACAGATGAAATATTACCCGATATCGGCGCGCATCTTCTTCTTTTAGAGAAGCGTCGCAGTAGGATTTGTATAAACCTATCATGGTGTCGATATGGTCTATAATAATCCGCGTCCGCACGGTACTTTGCCGGATACTCTCTATTCGGAAGCTGGAGCCGCCACTGCCGTTTATCATGTCGATAATTTCCGCGAAGGTGTAACCGCCATCTTCTTCGAGGGTGTCGGCATTATAAATAGCCATCTCGCAGTGGTCTTTCAAGGCGCGGTAATTATTGAGCAAGCGTTTTGTGTTTGCCCTCAGTCGTTTTTGCCGAAACTTGAAATCGGCAGTTTCTTTTTTACGCACCTCGTCCATGACCGCTGCGACGATTGTTTTCATGGATGCATCGTCTAATTTGATGGTTTTCTCTTTTTTTGACACGCCAATCCCTCCCGAAATCCCCACTTGCATTTTGTGGTAGGTCTGCTAAAATAAAGGTGTCGAGGCTTTACTTGTGCAGCTTCCTTTTCGGTTTCCGGGAGGGGCTGTTTTATTTTGCGTAAAGGTAACCGGGGTGAAGCTCCCAATAGTCACCATCAGGGCAGTCGGGCCGGCCACAGGAATTACCCTCGTCATCTTTGGCGTTTACGCAATATTGGCACTGGCCCAGCAAGCAGAGCCGCATCCCTGCAATAATATCCAGCAAGTAAGGTACGTCTTGCCGTGCATGGGCTATAAATTCAGCATCTGCGCTCCCTGTTGGACACCCATCCGAGAATAAAGCAATCTTACTGAATGGCTTAACTTGCGCCGAGGGTACGCCTACGTGATGTTCTTCATACTTTCGTTTATGAAAATACACCCACGGCCCCGGTGACGCGGCATCAGCTCTTGCTCGGATATCATCAATTCTCTTTTTGTCCATTACTGCCTCCATTCATAAACTAACCGTCGTAGCATCCACAAGGGGCTCCACAAATGCACCCACCGGGGGCATCTTCAAAGTCAAACAATGTCATCTGCATATTCGTAGCTTTATAAAAATCCTCCCATGACCATTTTCTGCCCAATCCCTTGACAGTGATAAGCGTTGGCGCGGCTTTTCGCTCAATTTCGACGGCTCTGTTAAATAGTTCCGGGTATTGATGCCAAAGCTGTTTAATTTCATGTTTTTTCATGGACGGGCAAAAGAAACAACTTGATTTTCCGGGGAGCATAATCCCTTCATCCATTATGACCTCGGCGCATTCATCCCGCGACCATCCCCAATCAAACAGCGGATAATGCACGATGTATTTTTTATTAACCTCATCATGCGGAATCGCGTGATTTACCCTCCTCGCTTCCCCGTAGTCATACCCAATGTACTTGTGGACCCTTTCGCCACTTGCCCAAATCTTTTTACATCTGATATGATTATTGCAATATTTATCCTGTGGGCTGATTTTGTGCTTGTGCGAACATTTTTTATATCCATATGCGATGGATGGCAGGGTATTAGAGCGTAAGCATTCATCTTCAAGGGTGAGACGTTTTCCGTCTTTTGTGTAATGACCAACCGGGGTTATCAACGGAAGCCCGCGCTCACAAAGCCATGAATTGAATACCTCAATAAACTCGTAGGTATAGGGCATTTCACTCCCCGTGTCTGCAAACAAGATGAGATCAATCGGAATATTTTTTTTGTACATACCAATTATCATTGCTGCGCTGTTTGTTCCTCCTCCAAATGAAACCACATGCACGATACCTACACCTCCTCATTCACATATTGAACGCCTAAACTTGCGAGGCGGCCACAATCCACGTCACAGATTTCTTCGCTACCATTAACTCCTTTTTTCACGCAACGCGCTCCGAAGTCGATATACCCGTCTTCGTCATCGAAATACCCGACCAGTAAAGCGCGGGCTCTATTTCTCGTTTCTGCGAATACAAAGCAGCACCAGTCTCCATTCCGAGGATAAACACAGTAAAGGCTCATTTCTTTATCCCCTTTCGTTTATTCCATGCTTCAGCCAACACGCGTCTATCGCCGTCATATTGAGAAAATATTTTGCAATCCATGCATCCACAAAACCACTTTAGTCGCCCGTGATTCCACCAACATGCTGGACCTCCACAAAAGGGGCATGGTTTTAATTTTGTACCGTTTTCCAACTTAATAACTCCAATCGGCGGCATAACCATTCCCTCCAATAAACTCTACATAAAAACGCTCCAATGCGGCTTCTGCCCGTGGTATGCGACCGCGCACCGTGCCACCACTCTCACCCATATGGGGGATGCCTGGGCGATGGAATGCTTGGCTAAGTGCCACGGTAGCGGCCACCACACACACGGCATATATGAAGCACTCCACCCCGGCTTTGCCTGTTTCGGCAGTCGTTCGCCACCATTGGACGTTCTGCCCGGTCATCAGCTCATGAAGCATAAATTCCAGTTGTGCATCGATACTGAGCCAGTCGCGCCCATGTTGGTGTGCGTGATTTTGCAAATTTACAAGGCGGTCACGATTCCATTGGGCTATGCCACGGGATGCACCCTCGTCACCAACGGCGGACGGGTTAATGTTATCGTGCGATTCGATTTGTAAATTGCCGATGATGGCGGCGGTGGCCTCCGGCGAAAATCCATGCCCCCGAAAGAAATTCCACACGATGGCGAGGTTGTCGCTAGGCGGCACGGGGAAGTCCGAGGGTAGAGGCTCATGCTCTATTTCCGCATCAAGCGCGACCATCGGCTCGTATGCTCCCACCGTGGCTTCCGGCACCAGCTCCTCTGCAGGAGGTGCTGGGTCATAGGCTGGGCTGGTATGTTCTGCCGTGAGGACTGCCGAGGCGGTTATTACAGGCTCACCCCCTGCGCTGGCAGTCATCCGCGCCATATGCACAAGCCCCTGCAGTGCAATCACTGCCCACACGAAAGCCATTGTCGCCACCATTGCGATAATCCAGTTGCGCGGCCACCTAAGTATTATTTCTTTCACATCACACCTTCCACGGGCATTGCTTGTGCGCATCTATATATTCAGCGCGTACATATTTTTGTAAGTTATCTTTTAAGAACACGGGTACCCCAGCGGCCTTGCAAGCATCTACAATGGCATATACCCATTCCGGCTTTGGAGTCGTGATGGGGTTTCGTCCGGTTTCCGCGCCGACGATTACCCAACGTATCCCATGTGGATTGCCAAGACCGTCTAATTCGATGGGTCCGTGCAATGGCTCTAGCGACACAAACGCATTGCATGGTTGCGCATAAAAATCAAGTCCATCAGCTTGCTTGTCGAATGAATCTTGATTGGTTGCCGATACACCAAACCACCAATTTCCGTGTTTTTTGCCCTTTGCAAGTAAATAGCTGAGGCAGTCATATCGCTGGGCATTTTTTGTAAGAAACAAATACCGATGTTGGGGAGCGGCTTCGCAAGCCCTAAACACCTGCTCGATCCATTCATCCGGCACCCAGCTTCCGAAGCCATCCGCCATGCTCCCAACAAATACATTCTGAGGGGTTTTTATTGTGGTTGGCTTGCGAAGGCGATAGCGATGGAGTGTTGGGATAAAGCCGAATGGATACGGGGCTTTCGTAATCTCACCTTTTTCTGTTTTGAAAGGTAACGGCTCTTCCAAGTCAAAAATGGGGTAATTTTTATCAGCAAGTGGGTGTATATATGCCTCATCCCCAGGTTGTAAAATTAATTCCCCCGGCCGACCGTGGGGGTTGTAACAGCACCCATTTGCGCGATGCCCCTCATGGAGGCAACCACGATAACGTCTTTGAAATTCATCTGCATAACAATACTCGCAATCGTGATAACAACCGGTGATAGGATTCCAAGTTCTGTCACACCAATCAATGTCGGTCTTATTCATCGCACAAATACCTCCTAACAATCGCTTCCACTTTGGCGACCGTGGCCGCGCCGATGCCCTTTGTTGTTTTAAGCGAAAGGATTATTCGCTCGACGTTTTGCTCACCTGTGGGGCCGCTCGGCTTTGGGGGCGCAGTTTTTCGGTCGGCATATTCCACCAGCTGGCGGTCAGTCATTTTGCGGAGCGTAACAGCGCGGTCATGGATGGCGCGTTCCTCCGGGGTGCGTCTACAATTTCGCTTTGCCATATATGTCCTCCTCGAGGTAATATTGAAAATCCTTATAACTTGTTCCGCGCTTCATATGCGCCTCTATCGCTGGTGGCCGCTGCCATTGCCGCGCAAATTTATTCCAGTCTGGCTCATACCTAGTTTTTGTTTTTGTGAAATCGCGCTTCAGCATTGCAAAGGGCATCGCGCCGGCATGGTAAATTTCCTGTAGTCGCGCTTCGTTTTTGTCCATGTCGTCACCGATGAGTGCGTAGCATCGTATTTTTTCTCGGTTAAACCCAGCTTTTGTGAGCTTTTCAGCGGCGGCCTTGAAACCGGGCAGAGCATCATCTGAATCACAGGCCAGCCAAAGTTCGTCAATCCGCAAGCTGGTTACATTGTCGATGAAATGACTATTTATCAGCTCAACCGCAAGGCCACCTTTGAAACAAATCCCTGCTTGTGAGCGAAGCATGGCGAAAACTTTATCCTTGTGCGTTCGGCTGGCTTGCAAAAAATTGTTGTCCTGTATCACGTTTCCGGGTTGGATGGGAAGTTCTCGTAATCGCCCCTCGATACGCGGCACACTGCAAAAGCCACAATTTTTGTTGCATCCCCTCGTGGTAAACACGATGTTGGGCTTGATATACATGCCGGGAATAAAATCATCTGCCGGAGAGCCGTATGCCGGGGCGCCTAACTTCACAGGCTTGTTTGTGATGAGCCACCATTTGTGAGCCAGCTCCTCGCATAACGTTTTATCCCATGTGAACACGCAACAAACGTGGACTTCCCTGTGTTCCGGGATTAAATATTTTTTATCCGGCGGCGACCCGATAAAGGCATATTCATCTTCGGGGGTGTATGACGTTCTTCGGGGGAAAACGCGGATTATTCCATTCATGTAGATTTTTTCACCCTCCGCTTTTTCAGCTTGTTTTTCTTCTCGCTTACCTTGCTAATCAAATCAGCTGTGAGAATGCCTATCTTGGTAAGTTCCACCGTCGCACCGATTAACTTCTGCTGGTTAAGCCGTGCCAGCTGTGCGCGGGTGACGAGGAGCAGATTATCAAGGGTGATGTTTTGCCGATTGCCATCCCCAAAGATTAAAACGTGGCCTTTGGGGACGGCACCGTTGGCCTGCTCCCATATGTGAACGTGGAGCATTCGCCATTTTTTCGGCTCGGCAATTTTCACTTCCGTGTAACCGTCAACCGTGATGCGCGTACTCCCTACGGGCTTATGGTTGTGTGGCATATGTCCTTTTTTGAATTCAGTTTCCCGGCTGTATCGGACATATTTGCCTTTGTTATGGGAAATCTGCCCCTTTTTGAATTTCGTGTCGCGCCCTGTTTGCACTCCGTAGCGTCCGGCGAATCCTTTAACCTGCTCGGCGGAAATCGGCGGCCTGGGTGGGTCGTCACCCATTTCGGGATAACTGACACAAAACACAGAATTGAAAAGTTGAGCAGTTGTCTCGAAGCTCCGACCGGGGATATGCGCGATTAGAAATTCACGCTCCTCGTCGCTATATTTGCGACCATACACTTTTAACTGCCTCCATCCACAAGACCCAGTAACGCAGGAGCTTTGACCGTGTGTCCCATTTCATGGGCGGTTTTTATCACCTTCAGCTGGAAGCTCTCGCTGGCGATTATTTGGGCGGATATATCTGCAATAGCCCGGCCGCGCTCGATTACGGCAGTCAGCTCGTCGCCGGTGATGCTTTCGTCATCCAGCCTCTCCAGCTGTGCGTAAAGATAATTTTTCAAATCGGGTATTTTATTTTTCATAACGCGCTCCTTTCCATTGCCCCTGCGCTTCCGCGCAGGGGAGCAGCACACAGTTAGGCAGATTTCAGTTTTACAAAAGCGAGGCGAACGCCGACAGACGTAGACACGAGCCACGGCCAGGCGTCGCAAGAGACAGCGCGGGCCCCAGCGTGAACACCATTGTGCCAGTGGCCACCGACGCTCAACGGCCATTCGCCCTCGTTATTCAGCCAAACGTGGCCGACATTTTTATCCGATACAGGCACCATGCCAATGGCCTTCAGCCTCGACACCACCTCAGCATCGACAGCAGGGTCAACCGTGATTTCATGAAACCAGCCGCTTATGAAATCGCGCTTTACGAGGTCTGCGGGGACGAGTACGAGCTTGCCCTCACGCGATACAAATCCTACTCCGAGGCTCACCCACCCATCGTCCGAATTTATCGCTGCATCGTTATTGGGGATGACATGGATGATGCCGTTGACCAGCTTTAGCCCGGCGCACATTTCGAATATATTTCCGCAAAGGTCATACACGCCGTCCTCCGTGTGATCGTGTGACCATGTAACCGGGCCGGAGCCAGTGAGGATATCGCAGTCATCATAGGTAAGTCCGCGCTCGGTTTCGTCGCCGTGATATTTGCCGTTGTTGGTATTGCCGTGGGGAATGCTGCCGAGCCTTTGACAAATTAATGCCAGCAGTGCCATTTCCGCGTTTGTGGCCATGTGCCAGCCAGGGCCTTTGGCGGCGCAAGCATCGGCCGCGTCTTTGAAGGTGATTTCCGTGGTCGCCTTTTGGTAAGGCAAGCTGTAGGCGCGGTCGTTATAAATTGCGGCCGCGTATTTTCCGATGTACAGCTCCTCCACTTCTTGGCCGTTTACGAAAAAGGCATCGTGAAGCGCATCGCTGTCGGCGCATTTCAATTCGTGCAAAGTGGCCTTATTTATACGCACCATGTAATCAGTGCCGCCATGCTGGTCGTTCATTTTTACAGTGTTCATAGTGTCCTCCTAATTTTTTATGAGCCGTAGTTCGAGCCACGGATATTGTGCCTCCCACAGCTTTTTCTTGATTTTGAATTCCTTTGTTTCCATGCCCTTCACGTCCTCGACCCACACCGTGCCGTCCATATCGCAGACCATGAAGTCGGGTCGGTAGCGGATGCCACCGGGCAGAGTAAATGACGGCTGAAGCATGAAGCCCTTGATTTCCCCGGCTTGCCGGAGCATTTTTAATTCACCATATCTCCGCGCCTCTGCCCGGCTGTCGAAATTAATGCCATCAACCTCGGTTTTTATATTTCGATACTTGGACGGCTTGGTGGCCTTCTTTACGAGCTGGCGATATTGTTCCGGCGTTACCCTCATGCCGCCTCGCCTTCGGCCAGCAGAAGTTCGTGGGTACCGTTGCGCAGAGCCAGCTCCTCGTCCGACATTTCGTAACCGATGCTGATGAGGAAGTCGTAAATACGGTCAAGCTCCTCATTTTCCGTGTGGACACACTTGTAATCGTGGTAGCTCCAATCGTCATCGTCCATGCCGTTTATATAGGCGGAGATGAACATTGCCTTTTCCGGGGCTTCGGCTATTTTCCCGGCAATTAGAACGTCATCGTTTTCGGAATCGTCCTTGCTGAATATAATTCCAGTCATCAGCGCGAAGTCGTTTTTAATATTCCACACATGCTTTTTTTGCAAAATTGAGTGTGCAATAAATGCCATGACTTGGGAGCTGTGGTTTTTGGGTGAAAATTCTTTAACAAACTTCCGGCGCAATTCATAGGCGCGATTCGCAAGTGCATCGAGCTGGTCGCTGCGAGACCGACGACGCGCTTCCTCTTCGGCTTTTTCATTGCTGGCCGAAGTTTCTGTATCGGGGATTTCGCGGAGTAGTTTGATGTGACCTCCGTCGTCATGGAAGAAATATTTAACTGTGTCAAGGTCGGTGGGAAGGGTGCGCGCTGTATCCACATACATCCAGCGAAGGATGCGGCAGTTGTCGCCAATATCGTCCTCGTCCTCGATTTCCACGGCAAAGGTTTTGAGCCAGTCAAGAAGCTCCACACGCTTCTCGGCATTCTTTTCTTTGTCCGTGGCCGTCTTTAGCGTCCACTTGAAATTGGGTGTACCGATGGAATCCAGTACCTCGTTTTTCAAATCGGGGTCGTTGACTTTGTCCAGCTCGGCATAATCCGCAATGGTCGCGCCGCGCATCTCGGCGGCCTTAAATTTTTCTTTGTCGAGGGCGAGGAGTTTTACCCGGCTACGGACGGTGGTCTGTGAAAAGCCCGTCTTGTCGGATATGGTCATGATTGTTTCGCCGTAGTCCAGCAATAGCTGCATACCTTGAGCCTGTTCATACTTGGTTAGGTCGTTTCGTTGCATGTTTTCCAGCAACATGGTCGCCACCTGCGTAGACTCATCCATTACGACGACGGCACACATTACCTCAGTAAGTCCGGCTTGCCTCGCGGCTGCGGAGCGGCGATGACCAATGATGACGGTGTAATCGCCTTCGTATTTTTTCTTTTGACCGAGGCGTTTTGCGTACTGTTCCGGGTCTTTGGGTACCACGGTGAGATTTTGCAAAACCCCTGTTGCTTTGATGCTGTCGGCCAGCTCAGACAGATCCCCTAAGTCCGAGCGCGGGTTGTTGGGATGCGGAAATATCCGCTCCAATTCGATGTTCTGCAGCATGGTTAATCCTCCTTGTTTCTGTAGTTATCACACTTGCGCCGAAAATATGCCGGCACCTTCGGGTTGCCGTATGCGCAGTAGAGATACTTGATTTGGATGCCACTGTGATACTTTGACTGCTCAAGCTCGGGGTGTGAATTTTCACACGTTCCGCAACACTCCTCGCCGGGGTCAAAATTGCCGAGCATTTGTTGCATATTTGCAAGGTGTAGGTCGTGGTTTTTTCGCTCAATAATAATTTTTTCAGCAAGGCCAACAATCTGCCCCGGTGAAGGAAAAAAACCTTTACGGTCGTCTTTAATAAATTTTGCGACCGCCGCATGGATTATCTCCGGCTCTATTCCCATCAGAGCCTCTGCCCATACCATTGCGGTGTTGGTGGCGGTTTCCACTGATGCGCTTTGTGATTGCACCGGGAATGCGTAGCGGAGCTTTAACAGCTCAACCGTTACGAGAGCCTCGTATTGATAAATTTGCCGTATTTTTTGCGGGTCAATTATTTCCCCGTAAAAAGCCTGTTGTGGCACCGACAAAGCGGTTATTTCAGCTGGAGGCATATTTTCTCGCCTCCTCCACGGCGCGCATGGCATTTTCGGCAAAGCCATCTACCTTTGGGGGCGGTGTGCCACTCCTCGCGCCATAGGTTTGTTTTTGCGCTTTCTTGATGCGGTGCAGTTCTTCTGCCCGAAGAAAAGCGTCCATGTTTAAAATCTTTTCCATCACGCAGCGGTCAAGGATTTTCTTGGCGTAGTTCCAATTTGCCGCACCGTTTTCGTGGCTCCGATCCATTGCGAGGCAGATAACATCCTCGGCAATTCCGCAGTTTAGGTAATCCCGAAGCTCCTCCAGCACCATTGGGCGCATAATTCCAAATAGGCGTTCGTAATGCTTCACCGGGCTCGTGGGGCTAAATCCAGTTTGTGCGGGGTTTGTGCGGGTGTTTGCGTCGGTTATTCCGTCACAAGCATTTTGTGCGGGGTTTTGCGACGGAATTTCCGGCACATTATCAGTAGTAGGAGGTAGAAGATGATTAAGTAACTCTCTCGTATCTGTGTAACTACTACTACTCTTATTACTAATAGGCGGTTTAACCGACGCAAAACTTCCGTTTTCTTCGTTTGTGGCGTTTATTCCGTCACAAGTTGGGTTGCGCGGACTTTGTGCGGGTGCTTGTGCGGGGTTTGTGCGGGTGTTTGCGTCGGTTATTCCGTCGCTAATTATTTGTGTCGGATAAAACGACACAACGGAGTAAACTGCGGATGCCCTCCCACTTCGTTGCCGCCAAATAATGCGACCGAGCTGTTGAAGGCGGTTTCGTGCGTCGCCAATAGCGTCTTTTTTTAGTCCTGTTTTACCCTCAAGGGTTGACATGGCTACTGCAAACTCTTCCGGACATCCTGCCTTGTGCCATGTGTGCATCAAGGCAAGCCATAGGCATATACATGATGTTCCCATACAGTTTGTTTCGAGCCAGTCGTAAAAGGCTAAAATCTCAGCCGTTAGGCGTTCATTGTTAACGGTCCATTTCAATCAATCACCACCGTTCCGTTGTGGTCTGCGTTTTATTCGTTGTATAAAATGCCATACACATGATATTTTTCTGCGAAGGTATCTCTGCCAATGGTGTGCGCTTCATCGTGATGTATTCGGCAAAGGCAAATCTTGCGGTGTCCACTGTCGTCATAGGTCTTGCGGTTTCTTCCCATCCCTATAACATCCCAATGGTGTTGCTCTCCTTCGAGGCCGCAGATGATACAGCGGCGGTGCTTCAGCGAGGAATAAATAGCGGCGTTAATATCGTCTGTGCGGTTAACAAGCGGCTCGGTCAGCGGAACATCCCACCCAAGGCAGAAGTCCAGCAGAAAGGAAATATAGTGCCGCGCCGCTGTCACGCTACAGTCGGAAAGCGAGAAATACATTGCATTCTTGGCGGTCATAAATTCGTGCTTTAACCACCAGTGGTTTGTTTCCCGGTCATCGCCGTTCCAAAGGGAAATGTCGTGCAGGGTTGCCCATGCCTTTTTCCGTTGTTTTGAGCTGATGGTGCGGCCGTCATCGATGCGAAGCTCCCCGACCAGCTTCCCGTCGTCAGACAGCTTTTTCATTTCGTCGGTGAGGCTCTCCCTGGGGACGAGGACATAAAAGTGAGTGCCGTCCGGGGATTCCTTATGCACTTCTGCGGTTATTTCTCTGTACATAACTCCCCCCAATAAGTAGGCTCAGATGCAGACGTAAACCTCTGCCCCGGTGAGCCGTTGAACGCGCTCCTTGAATGCCTCGGCGTTGCTGTTCCCCTCCGATATGTGCAGGAGATAAATCTGCTGGACGCGGCTTAGGTCGTTTGCCCGAAGCATATCCAGCACGGTATCAAGGCTCATGTGGCTTTCCATGATGCGTTTTGCTAGGAATGGTTGGACTTCCCCAGTTCTTACATGGTCAATCAATATTTCGCGGTCGTAATTGCACTCGGTCATAATGTGGGTCAATCCCTCGAAGGTGTAACGCACATAATGGGTGTCCGTCACATACAGGAGCTTTTCGCGGGTGGCCAGCGAGGTTATTACGAAGCCCAGCGGCTCGGCGCAGTCATGCACAAGGTCGAAGGGCATTATGGAAAACGTGCCGATGGTGAACGCCTCCCCGTTCCTAACGGGGTGAAGCCGGTGGCCGCTCCATTTTTTTGCATCTGCCGTGCCTTGCGAGGTGTAAATATCCACGCTGCGCTTCATTAGCTCCGCGCCGGCTTTGGCATGGTCGTTATGCTCATGGGTGATTAGGCATCCGGCGAGGCTGGTCAGCCGGAAATTGCACCCTTTTTGTATTTCCCCGAAGGGTATGCCAGCCTCCAGTAGAAGCTCGGTCGTGCCATCGGAAATGATGTAGCAATTCCCGGCACTACTGGAAGCCAGCACTTTGACCTTCATCAGAAGTTAGGGGCAGCCGGTGGCGGTGGTGGAGGTGGCGGCGCATCATTGCTACCCGGCGTGTCATCGTCATTGGGTGTCATGTCGATGGTGTTCTCGTCGGGCAGGGTGATTGTGTTGGCGTGTTCGTAGATTTCCGCTTGGGAATTCATGTCGGCCAGCTGCGCTTCGCGCATCCGCATGTATTGGTAGTTGTCGTCCACCTTCTGCGGGTCGCGGGGGATATGCTTCGCGCTGAACACCTCGCGCTTGACGGTCTTGAGGCACATTTCGGCAAACCAGCCATCCGTTTCGACCTCTACTTTTTTCTTGTTTTCCCACTTTGTGGTCTTGCCACCCCAAAACTCGGCGGCGGCGTATTCCGGCTTGCGCTTTAAGATGTCGGCGCGGGTCATCATCACCAGCTTGTTTTTGGTAGGGTCGGGGTATTCGATGTAACCAAACCCGCCGATGATTTCGCCCCGGTCAAAGGCATTCGTAATTTCAAACTCGTATGCCTCCACCTTGTTGGTGCTGTTTTTCTTAATGGGTTTAAATTTGTCGGTGGAGTAAACCAGCTCCACGGTGACCGCCAGCGGTTTTTCGACGGCGTATTTTTCGGCAATATACTGAATGCCGTTGTATCCGGGCATGAGAGTGACATCGTATTTGCTGGTTTTTTTGTTGCGGTAGGGGATGGGGAACAGGTGGTTATCCTGCATCATATCCAGTCCCATCCGAGCGTAGTGGACGACATCCAGCGCAAGGTCAAGGGCATTCACGTTTTCCCATGTGCAAGCCAGCGGATTGTCGTAGCTGTGGTCGCTGTTGGACTTATTTTTAGCGACGCGGTTTTCCTCGGCCATTTTCAAAGCCCGGTCTGTGGCTATGAAATAACCTTGAATGAGCTGTCGCTGGAAGTCCGTAATTTGCAGACCCCCGGCCAGCTTTCCGTTAAACTCCTTCATGACCATTGCGGTAAACCGCTCACTTTGAGTAGGCTTTACCTCTGCAGGGGGTTGTTCGGGAGGAGTGGTGGGCGGTGCTTGGTTTTGTTCAGTCATTGCATTTCCACCTTTCTTAGAATGCCGGGGCAGGGGTGGCCCCTGCCGCATCGGTTATAGTTTGCTGGCGGTCGCCACTCGGCTCCGGGTCCAGCTCCGCGAGGGAGTGGATTGTTTTGAGCAGAGACAGGGAACATCCAACCGATTGTGGCGATACGTTCGCCTTCGTGACCTTGCCTATGCTGTAGCCATTTTTCACCGGGGCAGATACGATGTCGCCCACCTGCAGGTCAATTTCGGCAAAGTAGCTGTACTCCCTGCCGGAAAACTCCTGCTTGTTGTTCTTGCTTTGGAATTTCACAGATACAATTTCTTTCATGCGTGTACCTCCATTCTGAGTGTGGGGTCGGCCGCGCTGACTACCAACCGGATGAGCTGGCCTTCGATGTGCTGAAGCCGGGTCACACCTTCGGCGTTATCCACGAACACCGGCACGGATATACCCCAGTGCTGGGCGAGGGCGTTAATAATTTCAAGCCCTGCATTTATCCGGGCGGCGTTGTTGGCGTAGGTGTAGGGCACCATTTTTTCTTCGCCAGGCACCATGACTTCGCAATCCTCTTTGATGCCGCCGTTGATTTGCTCAATGAAGAGCCGGAAGCGCACGGTGGCAAATTTGCCGTTAATTTTGTCGGTTAGCATGGATACCTTTGCCTTGATAAATTCTTCGCAAAGGAATACACCGCGCTGGAGGTATTCGTGTTCGGCAGACAGCCGCTTTTCGTCGTTGGCAAGTTCATCCACGCGCTTTTGTTGCTTGGCGGCGAGGTCGAGCTTGGATTTGTCGGAATGTAAGCCCTCTAAGCGCGTCCGCAGTTCGGTAATTTGTGTATTAATGAGGTTGATTTGGTTTGTGGTTTTGGAGCTGGTTTTCGATGCGCCGCTGTTTAACTCGTTTATTTGTGCCATTGCGGAGGTATATGCCTCGGTGGTGTCAAACGGTGCCGCTTCCTTGATTTTCTTCTCGGCTTCCGCAATGTGCTGTTCATATTCTTGAAGGCGTGCTTCCATGCCGGGGATTTCCGCATCGAACGCGGCTATAGCCGCCTCTACCTCGGCAACCATTTCTGCGCTACAGGTGTTTCTGCCCTCAGCAACAATGGCCTCCATGCGATTAGACTTGTTGAGGTTGAATTCCTCTTTTGCCCGTTCGACCTCCTCCTCGGGGAGTGGCCGCTGGCAGGTGGGGCAAGTTTCGTCACCCTGCCATGCTTCGGCATTCACCTTTTGCCAAGATGTCGTGACCTTTTCACGCATGGTGTTGAGGCTGGCCAGTTCGCGCTTCTTGGCGGTGAGGTCGTTTTTCTTAGTATTGAGGTCGTTCCGAATATCGCTGGCCTCGGTCTTGAGACGGCTAACTTCCGCAAGGGCAGCCTCATTTGCTTTGGCGTTTTCCGTGGAATAGGCGGCGCGGGCTTCAGCAATTTGCGTTTGCAGGGCAGAGACTTCCTTTCGGATATTTTCTGATGCGTTGTCGCCGGAAAGCACTTCCTGTTTCTCCCGCTCCTTTCCCTCGATTTGGCCTGTGACAAGAGCAATATTCGCGGTGATTGGGCCGATATTAAGGCCAGCCACATCGGGCTTGCCCCTATGGGCTTCGTCAATGCGCGCCGGAATGAGCTTCAGCTCCTTGTTAATTTCCGTGTGCTTTCCGGCCGCTATTTTCTTGTACTCATCCACGGTGTAACGCTTATTTACCGCGCCGGGAATGGCTAGGTATTCCAACAAGTCGGTCAGTTCCGGGTTGCCGGAAATAACATCCTCGTCCGTGACATCGCCACACATTTCGAGCAGAATTTCGCGGCGTTTTTCCCAAGGCATGGCTTCCGCGAAGTAGTCGGGCATCATCAGCATTTTGATATGTGCCTCAACACCGATTAAACCTTCGATGGCCACGGTGAAATCCTTTTCCTTTGCAGGAACACCGTCGATAAAATGGTCTGTTATATGGCCGTTAAATTCTTTCTGCGATGACCCGCGCTTGGTTTTATAATCCTCTTTGTAAACCTTGCGGAGCGTGAGGATTTGCCCGTCATCAAGCGTAAATTTACCCTCGACAGCATGGTCGAGATAATGCAAGTCGCCGTCCGGCCCCTTTGTTTTGGGGGTAAAATTCTTGGCCCCCGTGCTTGCTTTGCCGAACAATAACCATGTGAGGGCGTTAAATAGCGTGGTCTTGCCGGTGGCGTTATCGCCAAATACATCCGCGTTCGCGCCGTTGAAATCAAACCGGGCATCGCGTATGCCTTGAAAACTGCTCAGTTGCAATGTGAGTAAACGCATGGCTTACCTCCTAGATTTTTTTGTATAAAACTTGCACAGTGCCTCTGCGCCTGTTAAAATGGGCAAAGCAGAAGGTTAATCCCTTTCACAAGCTGCGGTCACCGATCCCCATCGTGCGCGGCTTGTTTTTTTGTGTTCTCGCCTTCGATGGCGTGAACGGTGAAAATGGGCTCCAGTTTCCAGCGAAGCACAAATTCCCTTTTACAACCATTGTCTTTGAACATGTCATCATCTTCTGCAGAGCATGTGACGACCTCGCTGTTCCAGCGGCCACCTTCTATAGTGTGGCTTTGTTCAATGCCGCAGTAAGGACATTTCAACTTGATGCCAAAATCCAATTCAAGCACTCCCTTCGTATTGTTCCGGCAAAAAACCAATTAAGGTGCCGGCGTTGACTACTGCGTAAACACAGTGTCTTTTACATAACTCGACGAGGTCTTTTATTGACAGCCTGTCGAGGCGTTTCCCGGTTATTTCCTTAAGCGTAAGCATATTCTCCACTCCCTTCCATTTGCTGGTCTTGGAGCTTCTGTAATTTGGGTTTTAGCCGGCGGATGGCTGCGCCGTTTTTTGCTAACTTCGACGGCGGGTATGGCACTTTGCGGCCGTCATACTTAATCCCGGCATCCCAACTTGTGGGTAGCCAATCCTCTCTGCCTTCAAAGCCCTTCATGGTGCCGTTCTTGCGGTAGTGTTTATTAGCGGCCTTCATTCGCGCCTGTACAGCCATGAGGTTTTTAATCTGCTCCAGCAGGTCATCAATTGCTTGCATTTCCTCCTCCTTTCAGCCGTCGATAATTTGCTTGGCAAAAATAGTGGCTGACAACAACTGCGCCCTTACTTGGTCCCACGCCGCGACAGTCTGACTTAGTTCGCCTTTTTTATCAGCGCACCATTCAGCTCCGCTGATAATTAACCGAGCAAGATTACGCGCAGATTCGATGGTGGGCGTAAGGTCGTCTTGTGCAAACCCGGCCTGTAAAGCCATGTCGCCAACAGTCGAAGTTAGCATTACTTCGGGCAGGTATTTGCCAAGTACGCTGTGGTGTTTCAAATGCCACCATGCCAGCAAGTGGCTTTTGTAGTGATGCGCCATGCGCTCCACGGTGTCATCCGACACTTTTGCTTTGCCGTTTTCATAATCCGAAAGCTGGCGCACAGAAACGTTTAGAAGCTCCGCCGCCTGTTCCTGTGTAATTCCTGCGGTCTCCCTGCATAATTTGTAGCGATTCTCGCAGTTTTTGTTCATGTTGCATTGCCTCCTTTGCTTATAAAATGTACATAGCCCGAAGCTACTTACGTCCTACAAGTTGTGTCTCGTGAGCCTTTCGCGCAAAACCACCTTTGCTTCGGCTGGCTTCTTTTGGGGAGGTCACGGCTATGACGCGCCCTTCCTGCGCGGCTTGCTTTTGAGCAAGGAACAGGGCAAGGTCAAGTATGGGAATGTAAACGTCCTGCCCGACCTTTTTATGTGGCACTCCGCGCCTCCGCATGTGCTGGGCGGCCTTTACTCTCTTACAGCTGAACAGGGTGCAGTAATCGTCCAGCGTAAGTAATGCCTTGTGTCCGAATTGGAGCTGAAGATTATCCAGCTCGGCCTTCACATAGGGGTTTGATGCAAGGGTCATTTACGAACCACCTGGCCCCCGTCTCCTGTATGCTGCTTGCCACCATGAAGCTCCTCTGTTGCCTTGAAAATTAACTCATCGGCGGCCAGCGACATCGTCTTTTCAGAATAAAGCGCGTATTGCCTAAGCCGCTTGTGTGCCTCCGCGTCAATGCGAAGTGTCAAGGCTACCGTCGGCGTTCCTTTCGGCCTAGCTTGCAAAACTGACATGGAAATTGCTCCTTTCTCATTGAAATATTCATGGAATGTGGTAACATGGTGTTGGTGGTTGTTGTGGTTGTTTCCGCTTCCCCTTTAGCGTTATCCGCCATGCGCCGCGTGGAGGCAGGGGGGGCTTGCATGGCTACGGCCAAAAGGCCGCTATATTACAATTAGCGGAAATATTCGCGGGTGCCGTTTCGCCATATCACGGCATTTCCGTGGAAAAGCCCACTGAATTTGTTGTAGTGAACGGCCGCTTCCCGCGCATCGGCTATCTTTGAAAAAGACGAGGGATGCTCATTGATGTAAAGAGGGCGCAGGGTTTTTGCGCTGACCAAGATGTAGGATTTCATGGCAATGCTCCTTCCTTTTGGGGGCGACCGGGGCGATTAAGCCCCGGCGGTTATGAGGTCGTATAGCTTGGCTTTTAAGAGGATAATTTCCTGTGATTGGGCATTGGTGGTGGCTTTAAGATTGCGGTTTTCGATGCAATAAGGGTCATACATTTTTTCTAACCGCTTAACTTCGTCCATGGCATCCTTGTGTAGAGCAGTTAAACCACTCACTTGTTCTGCCAAATGGTCGGCGTGATCTGCGGAGGTATAGCGAATATCAAAGAGGGTCGTTGTGCGGTGGTGCAAATAACCGGCTCCGCTGTCGTCGTTATCAATGTAGACCTGTGTGTACTCGTTGGTGATGCCGTGGTCGGCGTTATACTCAATCGCCTTGATGCCGAGAGCGTTTACAGGAATGCGCAGGCAGGAGATGTGAGCCGGGTTTTCGTTTAAAAGTAGTTCTTTGTAATCGTAGTTCCAATTGTCGTTTCTGCCTTCGCGGGTTTCTTTAATCCAGCTGGCTTTGATTGTTAAGGTCATGGGGTTGGCCTCCTTTGGCGGTTATGGTGCGGGTGGTTTTGGTGTGCGTGGTTGCTATGGTTGACATTGTAACTTCCCTATTGGGAAGTTGTCAATACCCTTTTGAGTATTTTGTTAATTTATTTTTTGGAGGTGCTTAATGGCTATCGGAAATCGCATACTGCTTGCGTTTGAGTTGTCTGGAAAATCCCCAGCTTCTTTAGCTAAACACCTTGAGACAAAGCAAAGCACAATTTCGGGATGGTGCAAGGATGGCAAAATTCCTGCATCAGACAAAATTCTTCCCATTTGCGAATTTTTAGGCATTTCTCCATTATGGCTGTTGAGCGGAGAAGGTCCGGTTGTGCAAGCCTGGGTAAACGGAGCAGTATGTATAGATGCGAACGCAAGAGAGTTTCTGAAAAAACTTGCATGGATGTTTACCTGCTTGAAAAAATCTGGTATGCGTGGTGAAAATCCATTTGAGGTAATGAATTACGATGAATCTGACAACGAAAAGAAAAAAGTAGCTGATAACATATTTTTCGATGCAGATGTAACGAGAGAACTTTTGCACGAATGGAGCGTATCGAATTTTGAAGTTCCACCATCAAAGAAACAGTTAAAGTTCTTGTTTAACTTTTATAGAAAAGAAATAGCTGGACCTTCTTATCTTGATTTTGAAAATAGAATTGATGAGATAGAAACTGCAATAAATGATTATATCTTTTATATAGAAGGGAAAAAAAGCGACGATAATCAAATCGCCGCCGCAGAAAAAGTTGCAGTTGAATTGGGGGTAATAAAACCTGGTGAGGATGTCCCAGACAATTTCCAGAAACGCCTCATGGAATTTGCTTCAGAGTTTGGGGCTTAAAATATTTCGCACCCAAGCTGTTGTTCGACAGCATATCGGAATAATAAACGTTCCATAATTCCGGGGATTTCATTTTCGTTAAATCCTCTGTCGCGCAAGGTTTGAATGACCGAGCCGATAATTTTTCGATTACGAATGTCTGCAGCTTCGCTTGCAGACCTCAATGTAATCGACAATGCCATTTCATAATCGGCTTCGGGTGTTTCGTATTTTACCTTTTGTTGTATGTGCATATGAGCCTCCTTTGTCCGAGCCGTCGAATATATGCCATTTCCATTTACTGGCAATATATTACTGGAAACAATTACCATTGTCCTAAGTTTGGTAGAGAATATCCAATAAAGCTAGAGGCTATCGGTCGCACGGTAGGCGGCAGTTAAAGAATAGTACACAAGCAGTGCCTATTCAATGAGAATATCGAAAGTAGTTAGAATTTATCGAAAATAGATTGGATTAGCAAAAATGGCGCGAGGATTATCTCATGATGAAGTACAGCTAATCCGAAGCGACCGAGATAAAGGGTATGTGCTTCTTGCTGACATGGAAAAACTGCTCGACAAGTTTGAAAAGAAATATACTGTTGACATGGAGTGGGAGCTACTTGGCATTGTTGACCGGGTGCTTCACATAGAAAGGCTCTCACCTTACCAAATATCCCTTGCACTAAAACGCTTCGCAGATTGTAGCTTCAATCACGGGCAAAAAGGACTTGCACTGGAAATGTACCTCGAAGCCGCAAGGTTGAACAAAAATTTACCAATCAAACGAAGGATAAAAAAATTGCAAGGATAAAATCTCATGTTTCGCATGGTCACCACAGGCGTATAATAAAAACAGAAAGGGTGATTTTATGGCAACCTCAACATTTTACGAGAAAATAACCATAGACAATGACGCGGCAAAAATCTTAGTAGATGGATTGAACGGCCCAAAGCATCCTCGGCCCGTCGTGCCGGAAGGCATGAAGTGGAAGGAGGACGATGAGCTATCAAGACTATTTCGAGAAGGCTTGCAGAAATTGGCGCAGGCTCAGAGCAAATAGGGCTTTCGGCTGCCATAAATGGCTTTGCTTGCCGGGACAGCAATGTTGAATCATTCCTCAAGGAAAAAGCTGTGGAATTCGACAAGAGAAATGTATCTCGTACATATCTCTTGTTGAGTCATGATGCGCTTTTGCAGGGTGAAATTGTGATTGCGGCGTACTACACAATTGCCATTAAGACTTTGAATTTTACCCCCGCTGTATCCAAGCGAATGATTAAAGACATTGACGGCTTCTCAAAAGAAGCGGATTCCGTTAGTGCTGTCCTCATTGGCCAGCTTGGTAAAGATGCCGTACACGGCGTAGGATTACATGGCGCGGACGTTCTTTCTTCAGCAGTTGATTTGGCATATGAAATCCGTGCAATTGCCGGAAGTCGCATTGTATTTTTGGAGTGTGAGCCAGCCGAAAAGCTACTGGATTTCTACAATGCCAATGGTTTTGTACAGTTGCAAAACAACCAAAGCACCGGACTAACTCAAATGGTAAGATTTTTATAACATACACAAAATAATGATGGAGGCATTAAATGAAAGCGATTAACCACACCGATTTCGAAGCCAATATAAGCGGAGCGATTGACGATGTACGCGGGGGAAGCATCCTCTGCGTGAATTACAAAGACCGTGGAAAGGTTATCGTCTTGGAAGAACAGCAGTTCCGGGCTTACGACGACGCTCTTAAAACCGTAATGGCGGTCGCTGACATGGACGACGACACATACAAGGCAATTTTACGGGCGGCAAAAAAAGCCGGGGTAAAAGGCAGTTATGGTCGGGATGTGTAGGTGAAAGATGCAGTACAAGCGAAACAAGGATGGCTATTACCGGGAGACATTTGTAGTCGGGAAAAAGCCCAACGGAAAGCCCGACCGTGTAATCGTCCGCGACAAAGATTTAAAAATATTTAAACGCAAAGTCGAGGAGGCGAAACGGCTTCATGCTCGTGGTGTTTCTTTAGGTAACGTTACGGTTTATGAGTGGGGAGTACGCTGGCTGACCGTGTACAAAGCCAATGTGTCCGACGAGCTAAAGGCTCATTTCAAGGCAAAGCTGGAGCTGGATATATTCCCATCCATTGGGACGATGCCTATAAAAGATGTTAGGGCATCCCACCTACAGGAGCTTATCAATGGTACTGGCAAGGGGTACGGCACTGTGGTAAAAATCCGCATTGCAATCCGCCAGCTGTTTGAAGCCGCAGAAACCGAGGGGATTATCGAACGCAGTCCGGCGCGCAAGTTGGATTTGCCCGACAATTTGGAAGAGGAAGAACGGCGGCCACTTATCGAAACCGAGTATCGCACCGCGTGGGATGTTGCACAATCACATCTCGCGGGAGCCTATGTGATGACCATGCTTTTATGTGGCTTGCGCCGAGGCGAGTGCGTAGGGTTGAGGGTAGCAAATGTGGATTTTGCCCGGAAGCGGTTAGCAATCCAAGAAGCCATCCGATACCGCACAAATAAGGGAAATGTCAAAGACCCCAAAACTAGAGCTGGGATACGCGAGGTGCCCATTCCCGATATTCTGCTCCCATTCATGGAAAGGCAGTGCGCCGGCAAGTCGGGTGATTCATATGTATTTACAAAAGTTGACGGAAGCCGAGCCACCGAGACAGCCTGTAAATGGTGGTGGACTTCTTTTTTACGGCAATGTCATCTTACTGCCGGGGCAAAGACCTATCGTAATAAAATTCTAATCGAAACGTCGCCATTTGACGATGACGTAAGCCCCCATTATCTTCGGCACACCTATTCCACTGACCTTTATGCGGCAGGGGTGGACGAAAAAGCGCAAGATTATTTTATGGGTCATAAATCAAAGGGAGTCGCGCATAGGTATAGGAAAATGTCGGACGAGGCATTTGATCGTGCGGCCGCGATGGTGAATGAATATTTTACAAAGAAATATCTTGTGCGACCCTCGCCTTTATGA